CAGGAATTTCTAATGGTTTGAGTTGTGGTGCATCTGGATCCCATGTTCTTATTCCAAATAGATTATTGCCTTCTGTTGCAAATCTACTTGTACCCCAAGCGGATTCAATCCCTGCCATGCCTATTATAATAGCACTTGGTATTCGTTGCCTTGGTGCAGTTTTAAAATTGATATAATCAATACAAGTTTTTAACGATGAAATAAATGATTCGTCATTATTGTATTCGAACGAAGGTTCATGTAAACCAAAACTGTGTGCAGTTTCGACTACATCTGCTTCAACTGTGTGAATGATCTTGTTCTTTACAATATCGTTAGGACGCCAAGTTCCGTATATATACGCTAATCCAATAATAGTGATTACTATTATGTACTTGAATAAGGTTGGTAAGAACTTTTTAAATTTATTTTTCATAAACTTTATCGTTGCTTAACAGTGATAGTTGATATACAAGTTGTCTTCGAACACTTCCCCAATAGTTTAGTTGCCATCCTGTGTTTGCTGTTTCAAGCACTGTGTCAACACTTTCTATTCGTTTCATCCAAAGTGCCATACGGTCCTCCTTGGGCATTCTCCAACAAGCCTCTTTAAACTGCATTTTAGTCTCCGTTAGTATGACCGTTTGTTAACTTTGCTAGTTCACTTGCTTCTTTTTGGAATCGTCTCGGTAACCCTGTCCAACGTGATACTTCACCGTCGTTATTGATTTTGAAACTACCTGCTACTGTGTAAATCTCATTGCCGTCTTTGTCTTCTGCAACAAATTTACGTACAACGCCGTTGATTATACCATTGCCTGTGTCTCTGCCTACTTCCCATTTATATTTGCCTGACGGTCCTTCATACACCGATTCGTTGCCCCATTCATTGCGGCAGATCGTCTTGATGTTTTCAAGTACCTCTATACTTTTAGCCATTGTGTTTTGCCTCCTTAAGCCATTAGTTTTAATAATACCAGTTTTACCAGTATTAGTATTATAATACACTGCTTCAGAGGTTTTGTCAATTGTAGATTTTACCAATTTTACCACTTTGTGTTCGTAATTGGATTTATTGTCCAGATTGGACGAAGATAGATTTGCTTTCATGCCTTTATACTCCTTTATATGCCTTTGTGCCTAAGTTGCCTTAGTGTATGTGTATTTATTATACGGGATAGTGGCCGTTAATTAAAATTTCCATACCACTATTGGAGATATCACTAAAAGATTGTGTACTGTCCGTTCCGTTAGCGTCTACTGTGACAATAGTAAAGAATGAATTACTTTCTTCAATTTGAGCATGTACTGTAACACCTCCACTAAATCCAGACACATTAAACAGCATAATTGGAAATCCTGTTTGTCCACCTTGATCAGTTAAGTCAGCACATGCAAATGGAAGACTAACTCTTATATCACCTGATGGTAATGCTTGTCCGTTTGCCGTTTGTAGTTTACCACTAATGAAACAACGGTTTCCTATTTTAGTGTAACTCATTTTTTGGAAGCCTGTAGTTGTTGTTAAACTTCCGCTTGATGATCCTGTAATTGTATAATCATGCAATCCTTCTACATATGTATCAAGTTGTGCAGTTGCTACTTTACCTGTACCGCCATCAATGATCATTGTGGAATCATCTGCAAACACGCTACCTCTTACGTCACCTTTAAGTGTTCCGTTAAGTGTACCATGTAATTGTCCTGTTAAGCCGTCAACTACTAGAGTAGAGTTATCACTAAACACACTACCAGTAAAGTTACCAATTATCGAATCGCCTGCTTTATAATATCCACTATCATTTGTAAGAACACTTATGTTATCACTTGCTTGTAGAAAACTAGTTCCGTCAATAGTAACAGTCGGAGTTGTTTGGTCTTGTGCGGCAGTTACCGTAACGCCGTTAGTACCTAAAAATTGGAAAGTACCTTGATTGGCCATATTAAAGCCTGTTGAATCATCTCCAACAATATTAAAGTTAATTGCTTGTTCGTTTGTTAAGTAACCTGCGTCATTAGTTAATCTACTAATATTACTACCGTCAGTTAAGTAGTCAACTAGTGTACCACTTTGTGCAATCCCTTTTGTATCAAATGTAATTCTATTATATGTACCTGGAGCAATTGGACTGTCAGCAAGTGAAACGTTTATTGATGTTGTACCAGTACCTGTTACATCACCAAACAGTGTAATTGTTTCATTGCCACCGTCAATAGTAATATTACCTTCTGCGTCAGTTGTAGTTGTAATGTTACCTGTACCAGCAAACTTAATTGTTTCGTCTTTGACTACTGTTCTAACTGTACTATCATCGCCTGTTACAAACAGTTGTGAAATATACCCTGCATCGTTTGCAAGTTCACTTACATTGTCACCTGTTTCTAAACCTGAGGTAATATATCCAGGATTGACAAAGTTTACTGTTACGTTTCCTTCAGCATCACTTGAAGTTGTTAAGTTTGTGCCACCAAGTATTTTAATGTTTTCACTTTGTTTAACAACACGCATTGTGGAGTCATCTGCTCCAATGCTAAACAAGTTGTTTTCAATGTTAGTAAATCTATTCGTAATAGTTGTTGCAAAATTAGCATCGTCATTAAGTGCCGCGGCTAATTCATTTAATGTATCTAATTGTTCTGGAGCACTGTCAAGTACTGCCGCTACCTTAGCGTCTATTTGTGCTTGTGTATAAGCGTCTGTGATACCATAGCCCGTAAGTGTAGTTGGTGTCCCTGTAACACTACCCCAAGTAAAGTCTTGTGCTACACCTGTAATTGTAATGTTGCCTTCAGCATCACTTGCTGTTGTAATTGCAGTTCCGCCTAAAACCTTAACATCTTCACCTGCATTGATTGTACGCATTGTACTATCATCTGCACCTATACGAAAATTATATGTTGATCCTACTTGGTCGGCTGTTACGTAACCTGCATTGTTTGTAAATTCTGTAATGTTAGCACCACTAGAAACAAAGTTGCTATCGTTAGTAAATGAACTAACTGTTGTAGGTGCTCCGCTTAAAACACTGTAAGGTATTGATCCGCTTACACCGTCAACGAGTAATGTACTATCATCTGCAAATACTGAACCTTTTAAATCTGTGTTAATTAAATTTTCTAAACTTATTGATAAAGCAAAAGCCGCCGCATCAACTTTAATTTGTCCTGTTGTTCCTAGTACTGTAAATGTATCGCCTACACCAATACTACCTGTACCTGTGTTACCTGCTGTTGCTATTGCTTGTTGGTATGTAGTTAATGTTGGACCTGTAATTGTAATATTGCCTTCAGCATCACTTGCTGTTGTAATATTTGTACCACCAAGTATTTTAAAACCTTCACCTGCATTAATGTCACGCATGGTTGAATCATCTGCACCTACATTCAATGTAAAGTTATTTGGAATATCTGCAAGTGTAACATACCCTGCATTGTTAGTCCACTGAGTAATGTTACCTGATTTGTTTACTAGTGTGTCTGATGAACTTGCAGTAATAAATCCTGTGTCGTTTGTAAGGTCTGAAACGTTAGCAGGTCCTGTAATAGTAAGTTCGCCCGAGTTAGTATCAAGTGCAGTAGTAATATTACTAGCACCTGTAAATTGAATTGTTGTATCTGTTTCGACAATGTAACTTGATGACGCTGTGTCTGCAATGGTCCATTTATATGTTCCTGCAAGACTTGGTCTATTAATTAAGTCTCCGTAATCACCTGATGTTGCTACACTTGCAAATGCTGTGTTGGAAGCACTTGTTACAAGACCTTTTGCATTTACTGTTACAGTATTAAAACTTCCAATGTCAGTGTTTACATTATCAAGAGTAAGTGTTACTGTACTTGCGTTTGCGGCAATAGCACCACCAGTGTTACCACTCATGTCTCCGTCAAACGTAATGTTTGGTCTGCCTGTTAGATCACCATATCCACCACTAGTTGCTACTGCGGCAAATCCTGCTTCTGTAATTGTTTGATTTATCCAAGCACCTGTACCCGTGTCGTATTGTAATAATTCATTGTCAGCAATACTTGTAATATTAACATTTTGAAGTGTACCTAAATCGTCTCCACTTACATCAGTTATAAAAGCCGATGTTGCATTGTTGTATTGTGATAGGTCAGTGTTAGCACTAATTGTAATATCACCTTCAGCATTTGAAGCAGTACTAATTACTCCACCGTCACCTAGTATACCTAAGTTCTCACCACCTTGTACAATTCTAACTGTACTATCATCTGCACGTAATTCAACTCTACCAATAGCACTTGCAACAATATCTTCTGCACTTTGTAGGCTCATTGTTACAGCATCTGAATTAGGATCAACAGTAAAGTTAACACCTGGTCCACCGATTACTGTAAGTGTATCGTTATCTGCGTCTGCAACAACTTGTCCTACACTAGATCCGGCTTTTTGAAACGCCATTATGCGGAATGAATCGATTACTTTTACTGACATATTTTATGGTTCTCCTTACTGTATTTACCGTTGATAAAAGAATAGGAGCATTGTTTCCAACACTCCTATCTTTTAAATATACTTATTTTATATGTAAGTCGCCTACGGCGTGGATAGAGTCCGTTCTATACTGTGTTCTTTTGTTATAGTTAAAGGTGCTTTTGTATATACAGTATTTATATTTCTCTTTATAGTACGCAACTTTTCTGTTGCCAGGTAAGTTGCCAACCCCTACGTGCCTAAACTAGGCCGCTAATGCCATTTCTGGCGCATAATTGTCATTTGCAATTATAAGTTTTCTTCGCGATAACCGTGCTTAGATCCGGATAACTCCACTAACTCTATTAACTACCAGTCGATCCTATTTCGACCCCATCATAAAGACATTGAACCTACAGGCTTACAGATGTATTCAACTGTATCCCAAGATCCATCACTTGGTACTTCTACGTATTCTACAAGCATAGTTTCACACTGTGCTTTAGTTTCAAACCATTGTACATCTTGTTCTAAGCAGGTCGAGCCTGAACAAACTGTTAATAGTATATGCCAAATAATTTCCATTTTTCAATGTCCTTATGGTGGAGTCGCCCGGTACCGCCCCGGGGTCCTGAATAGCGTTTGAATTGCTTCAACGTTACGTATATAGTTATACTATCTTTTAACCAAAAAGTCAACCTTTTTCTTCAGAATCTATTAGTTTGTATCTATTACGTAATAACTAATGCTCAAGAAAATACTCAATATTAACAATGGAGAGTTATGACAGATGATAGATCAGTTGACGCAACTTTTGAAAATGAACAAAGTACAGTAACAATTCCTTTAAAGGAATACGACAGACTTCGTGAACGACAAAAATACATTACAGACAAAGATATGATATCTGTAGTAGATAAAATTGAAGAACTAGTTAGAGCCTTACGAAAACATATTGTAAGAACGGAGATAGAATAATGGCCAAAATGAGAACATATACTTTCTACGACGGAGACAATGTAGAAACTAAAGAAGAAATGAGTTACCGGAAAGCAGTACGATCTTTTCAAGGTAATACAAAAAGTAAATCAGTTAGAGTAGAATGGACAGCCAAAAAAGGCGGAACATACGAAATGATACAGTCATTACCATTAGGTAGAAAAATAAGACAAGCGGCAATGCTAGAAAAGAAAAGAGCGGCCTTAAAAGCAAAGTTAGGAAAGTAATATGAAAATACATAAGTCATACGAAGGACATGTTTCACAACCTAAGAAAACAAGTCAAGCAGGTACCAAAGCACGTTGCAAATTTTCATCTATGAACAAATCTAAAAAACGTAGTCACAAGTTTTATAGAGGACAAGGAAAATAATGGCTGGAATAAAAGCACGTGGAGTTATTACTAACCACTTAAAAAGATATCACAAAGAAAGAGAAATTATACCTTGTAAGTATATTGCTGATGGCAAAGGTAAAGGTATAATGGTTGCTCAATATAAAGATACTAGAGATTTAGTAGTTGATGATAAAGATGTTCCTATTGCTTGGGGCAGAGCCTAACCGCCTGGAACAAACTCTTTTGGACTATACCACACTTTTTGATGATGTATACGTCCTAACAATTCTTGTATCTCTGTCATTTCTAAATGTAGTTGCGTAGATACATCGCCTTGTGCAATAGCCAATCCTCTACGGCCAGCCTTTGCTCTTAGTGCTGATTCGATAATTTCTATGTCTCGAATTGTTAATTCAAAGTTCTTATTTGGTTTCATAGTCACCTAGCCTCCTGCAAAACAATTAGCACTACCGGCGGCAACTGATGTACATCCGCTAATGCCGTCACCAATTCTTCCGCAACCTAGTCCGTTTACAAATACAGTAGTTGAACCTGTTGCTATTGGAGCGGCATGACTTGGACATGGAACGCCTGGTAATAGATGTCCTGTGTTATTATCACCTTGTCTACTGACACCAATACCGTTTGCAAATACAGTTCCAGACCCACCTGCTCTAGTCATTCCAGAACAATGAGTAACATCTGCATCGCCTATTCTAGTTATTGCTGGCATTACGTTCTATCTCCATAAGTTGTTGTAACCTTGCTGGCCACAATTCTATTTCTCTATGTTGTTCTTCTGTATGTGGAGGTTCAGGACAATCTGGAAGGAATTTAATAACGTGATCAAATCTTTCAGGAATATCGTCCCAAGAATTAACTGTTACCTGTTTACCATCTATTAGAAAAACAAACTCGTGCATACGAGTATTTATTTTACTTTACTTTTAGATTTGGCGGTGCAGTTACTATATTTGATGTTTGTTGTTGATAGAGATCTGCAAACTGTTTAATAGTTTTAGTAAGAACCATTATACTTTCTTTTTTAAACAAATAGCCTTTGTCTGGATCACCTGTAAATAAGAACTGTTGTAATCCTAACCCTTGTCCGTTCATTACAAGTGTAAGAGGAGTTTTAATCTTAAAACCCTTTTCATTTTCTTCTGTAAGTTTACCTACAATCTCTTCGCCAGAGTTAAGTTTAAAAGTAACAGTATCTCCAACTTTATATGGTGCTTCGATTAACATTATATTGTGTGTCCTGTTCCGTTATAACCTGTGTCATCAATGTAGTTTACAAGTTGATCATACCCACCAATATTTTTTCCATTGATTTTAATTTGTGGTACAGTTCTTGCAGTTGGAAACCATTCCATTAATTCTTCTCTAGTGTAGTCAGTTCCTAAAGATTTGTATGTGTGTTCAAGTTGTCTTGTCTTACACAGATTTACTGCTTTAACACAATACGGGCAACTTGGCTTTCCGAATATTTCGATCATAGTTTGAAGTCCTTAAATGTATCTTTGTTAATGTCTTGTTTAACACCGCCAACGATATAACTTTCAACTTCTGTTTCTTGTGGGGCAACTTGTAGTCCTGCACTTGACAACCAATGTTGTGTCCACGGTAGCGGATTAGTATTAAGCGGACGATCGTAAATCATATCAAGTCCTAGTGCTTTCAATCTCTTGTTAGCAATAAACTCAACATAAGCATGAAGAAGATTAGCATTAAGTCCAATCATACTTCCGTCTTTGAATAAGTAGTCCGCCCAATTCTTTTCTTCTGCAACACATTCACGCCATAGGTCATAAACTTCATCTTTAAGTTCTACTGCGATTTTAGCCATGTCTGGATCATCGTCACCTTTGGCCCAATGTTTGAGAATGTGTGTACTTAGGTTAAGGTGTGTTGCTTCATCTCTTGCAATAAGACTAATAATCTTAGCACTACCTTCCATCATTTTTAATTCACCAAATGCAAACGTACATGCAAATGAAACATAAAAACGTAAACCTTCTAAAATGTTTACAGTCATCATTGCTTTGTATAATGCTTTCTTAACATCATACAAAGTACCTTTGCCTTTATTAAAGTAATTGTTTGCAATGTCATTGAACTCGTCATAGTATTTTGTAACACTTTCAGCACGTTCAAGAATCTTTTCATCATCAAGGATAGTATCAAATACTTCACCCGGATTAGCATATACATTTTTTACAATATGTGTATATGAACGTGAGTGGAGTGTTTCAAAAAAGTCCCAAGCAATAATACAACCTTCTAGTTCTGGATTTGAACAGTAAGGTAAAAAACTTAGACATGGTCCACGTCCTTGTACACTATCTAATAGTGTTTGATATTTTAAGTTACTTGTAAAAATATGTTTTTGTTCATCACGAAGTTGTTGATAGTCACCTCTATCTTTTTGTAGACTAACTTCCTCTGGTCTCCAAAAGTAACCAAGCATTGTTTGGTTAAGTTTATCATACTCAGGATATTTGAATACATCATACCTTTGTGTGTTTTGATCTGCTCCAAAGAACATATGCTCTTTTGTAAAGTCAACCTTCTCTCGGTTAAAAACTGTCTTTGTCATCGCTTTAGTATTACCCTTCTTCCTCGTCATAAATCCTTAAATGGCACACGCATCACACATTTCATCATCTTGATCAACTGTCTGCGTATTACCGTTCTGGCCATTTGTATGACCGTTTGTACCATTAATTATAGCACCATTTGTTTTATTGTCAACCTCTGCTTGTTTCAAATCCTCAGCATCATCTTCAGCACCTTTAAAGTCATAAGTGTTTTGATAATAACTTGTTTTCCAACCCATCTTATAAGTTGTCAACATGTCCTTCATCATAACGCTCATAGGTACTTCGTTGTTTTCATACTGTAACGGATTGTATGACCAGTTACCACTAATGGCTTGATCAAAAAACTTCTGCATTACAGCGACGATATTTATGTAACCTTCGTTACCTTTCATGTCCCATAATAGAGTATAAAAGTTCTTTAGTTGACTATACTGTGGTACAATCTGCTTAAGAGGCCCTTTTTTACTTTTCTTAACGGACAAGTATCCGCGTGGTGGTTCGATTCCGTTTGTTGCGTTCGACACAACGGAACTGCTCTCCGATGGCATTTGTGCGGACAATGTTGAGTGCCGTAACCCGTGTTTACTAATATCTGATCGTAAAGTCTTCCAATCATGATTAAGTTTCTTTCCAACAATATCGTTAACTTCTTCTTTGTAAGTATCAATTGGCATAATGCCGTCTGAGTATTTAGTGCGGTCAAAGTATTCACATGCTCCGCGTTCTTCTGCTAGTTTGTTTGATGCTTTTAACAAGTAGTATTGAAAACTTTCAGTTAAGTCGTGTACAAGTTTCCATGCTTCTTTATCGGCATAATTGACTTTGTGTTTTGCTAGGTAATGTGCTAGGCCGATGTAACCAATACCTAATGAGCGTCGAGCCTTTGTGCTTATTTCAGCGGCTTTTACAGGATATCCTTGATAGTCAATAATTTCCTCTAATGCTCGAACGGACAAATCACACAGTTCTTCAAGTTCTGAACTTTCTTTGTTTAATGTTAATGCACCTATATTAATAGCACTAAGAATACACAATGCAATTTCACCGTTAGCATCATCAATATGCTGAATAGGTTTAGTAGGTAATGTAATTTCTTGACATAAGTTACTCATGTAAATAGGATCTTTAAATGAACTGTGTGTATTACAGTGATCTACATTCATAATATAGATACGTCCTGTTTCTGCACGTTCTTTTAGTACTGATGAAAATAATTCATGTGCATCTATTTTCTTTTTACGAATAGATGTTTTACGTTCATACATTTCGTATAGTTCTTTAAACTTATCATTGTCGCCTGAATAAAATGCTTCATATAATCCTGGCACATCGTGTGGCGAGAAAAGAGTTATGTCTCCACCGGACAATAACCTTTCATACATTAATTTGTTAAGTTGAATAGAATAATCTAACTTACGTACTCTATTATCATCTGTACCTTTATTATTTTTTAGTACAAGGATGTCTTCAATTTCATAATGCCAAAGTGGGAAGTGTGTAGTAGCACTACCACCACGTACACCATTTTGTGTACAACTTCTTACTGTTGCTTCATATACTTTTAGAAAAGGAACAACACCTGTGTGTGCTACTTCGCCGCCTCTGATCTTCGAGTTAATCGCTCGTACACGACCTGCGTTAATGCCAATACCCGCTCGCTGAGCGATATAATAACCAATAGCGGAATTGCTACTAAAAATACTAGGCAAAGTATCGTCAACATCAACCAGTACACAACTAGCAAACTGCCTAATTGGAGTACGGACTCCGGCCATGACCGGTGTAGGAATGTTAATTTTGAATAAGGATGTTGCGTCATAATATTTCTTCACGTATGATAAACGTGTCTCCTGTGGATATTCAGCAAACAATGTTGCCGCAATCATCATATACATAAACTGCGGAGTTTCATAAATTGCTCCACTGCTTCTGTCCTGACAAAGATACTTATCAACAACTTGTCTTAGTCCTGCGTATGTGAATTCTTCATTACGATCATGTTTAATGAATGTGTTTAGTTTCTTAAGTTCTGTTTCAGTATATTTTTCACGTATATTAGAGTCATATACTCCACGCTCAATGTTAGCATCTATAACTTGAGAAAGAGTCATATGTTCATAAGTTCCGTAAACTTGTTTATGAAGTCCGTATAATAACAATCTTGCCGCGGCATATTGATAGTTAGGTGATTCAAGTGATATTAAATCATTTGCACTTCGAATTAAAATGTTTTGGATTTCGTCAGTAGTCATTCCGTCGTAAAATTGTAAATCCGCATTCATTTCAATTTGTGATGCTGATACACCTGTAAGTCCTTCACAGGCTTCTTCTACAACAAAATGAATTTTATCTAAGTCTAACTTTACTTTATTTCCGTCTCTTTTGGTTATAAATGGTTCTTTAGATGCGTTCATTATGTCCTCTTTTCTATACGTTCTTTTATCATGTGTGCAGTCCAGTATTTAATACAAAAACTACAATTCAATTGTTTCCTGGCAAACCATGCTATCTGATAGTTCACTACTTATACAAATATTATTGTTTTCATAGTCAATAATATTGTCACAAACTTTAACTAGATTATAGTATCTTTTTGTCGTATGGTCTATATATATTTTTATCAAAACAGACGTTTTGGTAAACCTTGTAGTTAACTTCAGGGTATGTCCTATCATAAGGGGTATACCGACGGGACAATACCGGTTTTCTTTAATTAACTCCCAAGGCGTTGGCCACTGTTGAGAATTAAAAGGATTAAGATATTTGTCAGTAACAGGTGCAGTCTTCCAGAAGTCTAAAGATGCCTTATAAGGATCAACACACTCTTCGAGTGTATCTCTGAAAGTTCTCCATTGTGTTATACGTTCGTCAGTATTTGTATCTAAGAACATCTATGCAAAGTAACTGATAGTATAACTTAGGGTTCCTATGCCATTACCGATTGGGTTTCTGTACTTAACTAATAAAGTTTCACTACCTGATGTACTGTCCATGTCATCAAGTACTGCTGTCCATTCGATGGCACCATCGCTTGTGCCTGTGTGACTGTAGTTGTCTGTTATGTTTATACTACTGTCATTTCTAATTGTAAGTGTTAACTTACCTTGTCTAGTTGTATCACTAGATGTTCCGTCTTTTACAACAAGATAATCAATATATGCAATCTTATCTTTGGTAAAAGGTAATTTAATAATTTGTGTAGGTGCATCTACTTCTGATAGTGTTTCAGTTTTCAAACGTGATTTAGTATAATGTAATCCATCAACTGTTGGTTTAAATGGAACTGCACTTAATGAAGTTTGATTTACAAATGCATCTCTTTCAAAGAAGTCTCCAACACTTGCACATAGTTCACTGTCAAATTTAATTACACTTGTTTGTGGTGAGTTTTGTCCGTTGCCGTTGTTAGCAACATCAATAAAAATGTTTGAAGATGATGTGTGTCCATATGGAGTTGTGTTGTTTGGTGCATGTACTGCAATACCAAAGTCATCAATCTTATCAAATTTACAATTAGTAATTAAGTAATGTCTTGGACCTTGTGCTTGAGAGCCTGATCCTGAACTTGTTCTACCTAGGTCAATACCAACATGACCAAATGTAAACAAACTATCTTTAATTGTAATTGTTTGTGTGTCGTATATACTGTAAACACCAATACTTAATTGTGTAAACTGACAGTTACTAATTGTAACGTTTTCAGAAGTAAGTGCACCTAAGCCTCTTACTTCAATACCAGACTGTGCCGCATCTAATCCTTGTAGTGCATTCCATGTACCTGTAAATTTAACATTATCAATAATACTTTCTGTTGTATTATCTAAGTAAAGTAATGGAGCATCTGCTGTTACTGTTGCATCAACTGTTAATGTCATACCTTGTATCATAATATTTTGTGGACGGCTAATGTTTTGCATTGAAGCAAACTCTACATAACTTCCTGGAGTACTATTTCCGCCTACTGTTTGAAAAACAGGTTTTGCAGTTTGTGATAATTCATTTGTATCAACATGCATTGTGATAATAGTTTTGTCAGGTCCGTCACCTATAATATTTGCATAAGGTGGAATATGAATTGTGTTTGTAATTTTATATGAGCCTGCCTCAAATTTTAATGCTCTTCTTGAATTTGCATTAAACTTGTCGCTACTGTTTAAAAAGATTTGATCGACTGCTCTTTGTAATGCTTCAGTATCATCTGAAACACCATCACCAACTACACCAAAACTTTTAATACTTACGATATCATCTAAACGTGTTTGAATATTTCTTTTAATTGGATTGTTAGAAAACTCGCCTGTTTGTACAGTTGCGTCTGTGTTTCCTTGGAATTCATATTGATCAAGTAATTGAAAGATGTTTGTTTTTTCTGTTAGGATTTCAGTATTTCCAACAGCCGGGGCACCTTCAGTTACACTGCCATTACCAATATATAATTTTTGTGTATCTACTGCCCAGCCTAGTTCTGCACTGGCAAGTTGTGGTAAACCTGTTATAGTTTCCTTACCACGTCTATGTTGAATCTTTGAAATTTGTACGACTGCCACTGTGTTCTCCTAATTTATATGTGTATTTACCAATTAGAAGTGATGATTGGCATAGTAATCTTCAACTCGCTTTAACCATTCGTTAGACCAGTGTTCAAACTCGTCTGCTACTAGGTCAAATTGCTGGTATTCTAATGCTCTGCTACACATAAACACATGTCCTTCACGTATATCAGTGCCGTATACTGCATTGTGTGCCATAGCATATGCCGCCATCTGCAAATAGTAATCCTCTACCCACTCTTTTTTCTTAGGCTTGTTAGTTTGTTTAAAGTCCATAATACAAGGAGTTCCTTTGTACTGTCCTACAACATCACAAGTACCTGAATACATCTGTGGATAGTATAATGCTTGTTCAATACCCCATACTTCGTCTACATCTACTAGAGCAGATTCAATAATTACATCAGCCATTTTGTTTGCTTGAACATGCACTAGGTTGTTACCTGGTTTACGTTCTTCACCTATAAGAAAACGTTCTAAATTATTGTGCATTGCTGTACCAACACCTGCGGCTTCGGTTACAATTTGCTGTGCTTGTTTTTCGCCCACTCGCTTTTTCCATGCGATTAAATGCGTCATATCCTTCGTTTTACCTAGGATCGTTGTGACACTTGGTGTTTTACTACCATCGGGTGCTTCGTAAAGTCTTTTACCTTGTAAGTTTATTTGTTTAACTGTGTGATACTTGTAACGTTCCACATAAGTTGGTGGGGTATGTTTTTCCATTAATAAAAAATCCTGTAGTTGTAGTATTAATTATAACTTCTAAGGAGGGTGAATGTCAAGTTATGAGCGTCTGTTTGTTGCTCGTTTTGCCATTTTTTCTATATTATTGGTTGGACTAGAGTCAACATCATCAACTGTACCATCTGCGTCACGTTGCATTTGAGTGTTAAGTGTAACGCCATCTTGGTCGAAGTTCTTTATAACTGCTTTGACTTCATCTGATGTATCATACAAGTCTTTGAAGATCCCATAATCAAAACTACCATGGCCACTTGCTTTCATAAGCGACCCTATTGCTTGATAGGATAGTTCAGCAGTATTGTTTGTTTGGTTAGCACGTTGAATTTGATTGCGGAAAAGCAATACTATATCTTGTTCTAAATCACTACCTGAAAATTCAAATAGTCTCATGTGCGACTCCTTATTGAGCCAACTTGTTCATTATACGAGTTGATTCTGCTACTGATCTTTTCTTAGGTGTGTATGACTCTGGTGTATCGTTTTCTTCATCACTACCATTATATTCGTCAAAGAATTCTGCGTCACCATGCTTTGCAATAAACTCTTTTCTAGTCATGCTTTCAGCATCGTCTTCCATTGATCTTTTAACTGCACCTTCGCCAATTGATTCACGCTTTTCTCTGCCAGCAGTTTCTTCTCCACCACTTGCGGCATCACTTGCACTAAACTCATCTGATGGATCAATAGGATCAACTGCATCAACTGGTCCGTCTGCATCTACATCCATTGCAGGATCTAGTTCTTCTTCGCCTTCTGGATCAGCGCCAATAGTATCTGTTGGTGCTTGTTCGCCTGTAACAATTTGTACACCTGCTGTAAGTGCTTCACGTGATGTAGTTAATACTTCTTGTGTTGCTTCTAATGCAGGTTTAACTGTTGCAACAAATGCTTCTGATTGTTCTAGTCCTAGTTCATCTCTTATTGAGTCTGCTAGTTCTAACATTCCTTCTGCACCCATTTCAGCAACATCTTCTAAGAATGCTGTAAATCTATCTACCATGTCTTTAGCGGCCATTGTTAATTCTGCTTGTTCTTCAGCACCTTCTTTAACAATTTTACTTTCGCCTACTGCTTCAGCACTTGGCATTCCTTTTTTCATTGCTTTTAATCTTTGTACACCTTGCATACTTAAGAAAGGTTGCATCATTGATGTCATAGCATCTCTAAAGCCATCAATTTGTTGTTTGTTTAACGGCTTACCTTGCATGATCTTTTCAATTGCCATTCTAGCCAAGTTTGCTTTACTTGGATCGTCCATTACAACTCTTAATGCTGTAAGTACTTTAGAATCTTGTTTTGTATTGTTATCCATGTTAGGGTCAACGTCAGTACCTGCACCTGGATCATCATCAACATCATCGTTTGGGTTTGCTTCTGCAAAGTCACGTGCTACATCTTCATCTGTTTCATCAACATTCATAATGTCTTCGCCTAGATCGTACTCATCAACACTTTCAAGGGGATTGTCAAGATATTGATTAATTGCACTTTCTACAATTTTGCTGATCAGCAATGTTTTTTGATATTCATCACTTTTTAGTGATTCGTTAAACTTATGCTTAACTTCGAATTCTTTTAATTTATTTTGAATCTTTGTACTATAAGATTCTAGTTGTGCTTGGCTATATTTGGCAAGATCAACTGTAATACCATGTTTGCTACGCAAGTCTTTCTGTAAAGACTCTACTGTAACTTTGTTCATAAAATCTGACGTTTTCATCGTGTGTAATCCCCTAACGTTATTATAGTGTTATTTAGTGTCAAACAGCAAAGTTTCGGCCTCATCTAGAAGCAATCCTATTCTGTGCTTGTATTTCTCATATTTAGGCAAATATTCGTCTAACCTAGCGTGATACATATCTACTTTAAAATAGTCTTCTGATTGTTCAGCAACCTTTAATCCATGCTTTAAAAAGCGTATTTCATTATAATAGTGCAAAAATTTGTGATCTGTATCTAAATGTTCCTGTTCATCAAACTCTGTATCCATACCCAAATATATTGATATTGCTACTGCTATCTTATGATTAGCAATACCTTTGTAGTATGCTATCTTTGGATTATGTAGATTTAGTATATTGAACCAGCCGTGTCTATCTTTCTTTATATAACAATGTTTGAATTTGATTCCACCATTATGCGAAACAGGCAATACAAATCCGTTTTGTTTCAAACGAATCTTTACTGACTGTGCAGTGGCCTGAAAGGCAGATACTAATTTTTTAACTTCTGGTTTCATGTCTTTAAATTATAACGTAAAAACTACTGTAATGCAAGATCTTTTTTATTATACTTTACCGTTTTAGGCAAGCCTTTTGCTTGTTTGGAAGGTTGCAGTTCAATTTCACTGCCGGTTACATTCTTTACTTTCATTTTGGCATTAAATGTTTTACTTGGACTTTTTGGATCTGCAACAGGCATTGTAAATTCTTGCCCTCTTGCTAGTTTAGTTTGTTGTGTACCTTGCGTACCCTGTGTTCCAATAGTACCCTGTCCACCGCCTTGTTGTGAAAGTTTTTGTGCTGTGTTCGTTTTTAAACTTTGTTGGTTGTTGCTTTGTTTTTTAGCACTACCACGTTCTTGTGAAGCAAGATCAGTTCCTAGGTTATTTACTGCTTTACCTATCTTCCTAATAGTGCTGTTATTGTTTGTACCTGACCCTGGTCCTGTTTTTGGTACTGGTGCCATGTTTTGTGCTGTTCTTTTAATTGTTCTACCTGCGCCACGTGCTAATGCTCCTGCGCCACGTGCTAATGCTCCTGCACCTCTTACTAATGCTCCGCCTGCAACTCTTGCGGCTGTTGCACCTACTCCAGCAAGTGCGGCTAATGGAACCAACTCATTAAGTTGTTCTTCAGTCAACTCGTGATCAAGTATAACTTCTTTGAACTTACTATGCTTTGGGTCAATCTCGTCAATACGCATTAACGTTTCCTTTTTTGTACTTTTGCTCTCTTAGGTGCTTTCGCTTTATTCTTACTTAATACTGCTCTACTTACTCCAGAACCTCGTTTGGTAAACATTGATTTCTTTGCCGCCATAGAAGGTGCTTTGGATCTAGTAACAGTCATTGTCTTTTTCTTTTGTGCATCGATTGGTGCATGACATGTAGACATCTTTGCAACAATACGTCCTTTACGTGGACCACTTACACATCTAAACTTACGTGAAATTTGACCTTTGTGTGAGCCACCTGGCTTACCACCTCGACCAAAGATAAACTTACCACCTGCTTCTGTTACTTCAAAAATTCTCATCTTCTATTCAACGTCTTCAATGCTCTAGATGCTGGGTTTGTACGTTTAGTACGTTTGGCCTTACGCATCATTCTTTGTCCAAGTTTCTTGCGTGTAATACGCATCTTCATCTTGGCTTGTATATTTGGTGGAGCAAAACATTGTTGTGCTTTAGCCACAATACGTCCATGACGCTTGCCGCCAGTACAACGGAACTTACGAACGAGGGCTTTGCCTTTTCGTCCCCAAATTTGCTTCTCCGTGAGATCGTTAAAAAGTTCTAGTATCAACATACTAGTATTTAGTTTAAGACATGTTAATGAGAATAACAACGACTGTAGATAACAGTCCTGCAATAATTGTACCTGAGGTACCAATAATAACTTTAATTAAAGATGAATGTGATTTGCCTAAATCGTCATGAATATGTTGAACTTTATCTTCAACTTTACCCAAACGTTTTTCTAGGGTGATGTAACGTTGCTCACACAAATCAACGTGTGCTTCTAAATTTTGTCTCTCTAAGTCTGTGGCACGTGCCATAGTTAATATCTCCGTAAACACCCTTTCTCTAAGGGTTATTAAGTAAACTCTTTGTCGTTAGCCTTAATGTGTTATGGTATGCCTATTTTGTGCCTTCATAGTTATTTATACAACTTCAACGGTAATATTGGAATTACCTTTGTTGTTCACTATAAACATTTTTGGGTTAGGCACAGTTTCAGTTAAACTACCAGTTATAGGTACTAGTTCTAAATCTTGCTTTAATAGTCCTACAGGGTCGTTTTTATCATCGTAATAAGCATCCGCATGGTCAACGTCAAATTCGTATGTCCAAACTTTGTGTTCACCTTTGTATTTTGTTCCAAACTCGCCATTTACATTACGTGTTTCCAAATATGGGTCGGCGTTGAGATTGATTAAATTACGCAAGGCAATAACTTGTTGTAACGTTTGAAAATTGTGTTGTTGATTGAGTTTGAGATCGTCACCTTGCCCTTTGCGTCTTACGTCTGTGCGGGTGATGTCAATCAATGTTTTAATACGTATTTTCATACACATATTTACCGGTCATAAAAAAAGGGTGCCGTAAAAACGACACCCTTAATATTTGTTATAGTCTCAATTATGAAACGATAGCAATGTCTGCAATAAGTGTTGAAGCAACACCAGTTGTACCAATTCCGTAGTTAGCATCTGCTGTAAAAGCACCTGTACCTTGGATTGCAACTTGTACTGCATCAGTTGTTCCACTTGTGAACACACCGTTTTCAGTAAGTACTGAAACACCTGCAACTGTATGTGCATCATCAGTTCCAGCAGTTCCGCCTTGTGCGATGAAAATCAACGCCGCATCTAGTTCTGCTTGTGTCATGTTTGTTTTTGCTAAATTAATGATTCTAGTTCTTGGACCTACACCATTACCTGCGATTGCCGCCGCATTATTTGTTATAACTGCCATTTTATTTCTCCTTAAAGTTTTCTCTTATGGCGTCTACCACTCTCCGTGGCATCCGTACTTTTATTTATCATATACAGCCATAAAAAAAGGGCGACATAAAGCCGCCCTTTTCCATAGTATAAAACTATATATTATGTTGCGTCGAATGCGTCTAAGTCACGTGCAACAATAGTTAATGCACCAGTTGCGATTCCGTCAACTGTACCCATTGCTTGGTAACGTGTTTGCATACTTGCCGCGTCAACTGCATGGCCATCACAGATCATAAAGATCTTTCCTGCTGTGCCTGTTGATTTGTACATTAATGGTTGGAATTCTGCAACAACTTGTGCGATGAATCCATCAATACCATCTTTTGCCGCTAACGATGCACCTGCGTCTAATTCAAATCCAGCCAATTGTGCTACTGAATATTGAACTCCGTGGTCGCGACCGTCTTGGTTTACTCTTGCGATTGAAGCCATTTTATTTTCTCCTTGTTAATAAATTGCTCTTATGGCGTATGTCACTCTCCATGACATCCGTGCTAATATTTATTATGCTTTGGAAAAATAATATCTATATAGTTAACGTTTTGCTAGTTTTGCTCTATTATGTACTTGTTTTAACAAGTTTACGTATCCTGGACCTGCTTTTATAATGTCATTTACAATACGCATAACAGGAGCATATGCTTGTGCAAAACGTGGAGGAATACCTAAGCCTCTACTTGTCATGCTTAATACTTTGTATGCAAAAGGCAAGTCTTTATTAGGTACACCTAATAGTCTTAACATCTGTATATCTTTTGTGTCTGCTAGTACAGGATCACTAACACTTACTGTTGGCTCAGTGTCTCTAACTTGTGAACTTTCTAGGTCATAGTCTTTAACAAACAACACATAATAGTCAACTATGTCTGAGTTACGTCCTCTTGCTTTTAAAGCCATTTCTAATTCAGTAACTGCTTTACGCTTTTCTGTTGGAGTTAGTCTTCCGTAATTTGCAATACGTCTACGCAATCCACTGTAGCGACTGTTGGATAACCCATTGTCTATTTTTAACAAGTCGTTTGCATCTGCATAACTTGGATTGCTGTTAGTATAACTTCTTAACAATCTTTTTGCAGTTAGTGTAGGAAATGTAAAACGCTTACGCAACATCTTTGCTGATCTTGGGTCTTTTAGTTTTTCTATAATACGTTCATCGCCATCAATAATGTTTAACAAACAATGTAAGTCATTAGCACTACTTCTAAAGTTATTCCAGTTTTGCCATTTAAGTACTTGTTCACTGTATAACTTTGCAAAGCGTCTGCTTGGATAATGACGCATTACGTGTAATGCTAAAAAGTATAGTAGTACTAGATCAGAGGCATCAGTAAACGTTAATCTACTAACGCCATCTGAGTTGCGAATCATTTTGCCTTCTGTGATAAAATCTAAAAACTTAAACTCTGACATTAACCAAAGTCCTTAGGAGTAGTAAAGTTTCTGCGACTGAACTCAAGTCTATCAACAATCTTAACTGCTCCACCTGTATGATCAATTGCTACATAGCCTTCAGGTGAGCCTGCTTCATAGCCATCTGCTGTTTTATAAAAGTGTGCAATGCTTTCAATGTTGTTAAGTTTAGTAATAAAAATTTTCTTTAGGTTTGTAATCTCAGTCATAAAAATAATAATGCCTGACAAGCCTTTTCTGTTTGTGTTAATAAAGTTCATATTGTTTTGAATCTTTTGTAATCTATTTTTAACTGCTGGTTTCTCTGGATCTTGATTTTTAAGTTTTGCAATCTCACCTTCAATTCTTTCCTTGTACCAATCAATAAAGCCGTTTAAAAATTCGCCTGGATCGCCTGCTAGTTTACCTTGTCTAATATTTGTGTTAATCCAAATCTTAAAGTTTTTAATAAAATCATCATTTGATTTCATTGCTTCCCATACTGCATTTGGTACTGCTTTATAAGCCCCCATTGCATCTGCCAAATCTTTTTTCACTTGTGCTGTTTCATCTTTTGTCATTAGCACTGAACCTGAAACGTCTTTAAAGAATGCATCGTCAAACCAAACATCGTTTGAACGTTTTAAGTTACTAACATTAACATCATAGTTTGCTGTTGCATCTGCTAATGTATTGCCTTCGTAGTTTGTATGAAAGACAATACCAAACTTTGCATTTCCAATACGCTTACCAATGTCGCTGTCTACTGGTACTGCATATGTAATAAGTTGTGGTTTGAAAGTGTACATCTTTTCGCCGTCAATTTCTTCTTCACGTCTTGAACTATCGTCAAACATAAAGTCGCCTTGTAGTACGCCTGTAATTCCTAGTTTGCTAAGATAATCATATGCTAGATGTAACTTTGATACTGCACCTGACTCTCCGTATAGTCTGTCAATTTCTTCATGACTAGTTCCTAGTTTAGGACTAGCATTAAACACACCCTTTGTTCCTACAAAGAATTTTTTACTCTCAGGATCAACTCCGCATACGATTGCAGGAGCACCATCCCATTTTACACTTACTCTTAACTTTTTGTTAGTACGGCCTTTGAGCATATCTGCAAACAACATCATTTGATTGATTGCATATTCAGCCCCTTCTTTACCACGGTTGAGTGCTTCTTCCTCAACGTGTTCCATATGTGTGTTCTTACCCTCGGCTTCTTGTAGCCTTATAATGTCTTCAATTAACATCGTCTAATTCACTTTTATCACTTGCTTTGATTTTTTTGATGCCTCGCATAAATTTTGTTGCATCGCCTGACTTGATAGAGTTATAAAAACGCTTCTCTAAATCCTGGGCAATTTCACCATCAAAGTTTGTACGTATCATTTCAACTATGTTGATAGCACTCTCAATTACATGGTTTGCTCTTGACTCTACAATATTCTCTGTCTTTTTAGTTACAGCGAAATCATTAAGTTCTTCTAATAGGCTTCTAGTTTTGCGTTTCATTGTCGTAACTCCTTAACACTATTTAGTGGTGTAACACGGTAAATACCATAGGGAACGAAATTAGGAGCGATACTATGGAAATACATACAAATAAATTAACTAAACCTATTATAACATTAAATTTCAAAGAACGCAGTCTTTTATTTGCCGAACTAGCACAAATTGCATATTTGGAAAAGAAAAATGCTACAAAAATAGCAAAACAACTAGGTTTTACAACAATTGAATATTACGACTTAGACGGAGCACAGACATATCGCTTTATGAACAAGAATGATATTGTTATTGCTTGTAGAGGTACTGAACCAACAGAGTTCAATGATCTTAAAGCAGACCTACAGGCTTATCCAGTAAAATCAGAAACAATAAGTAGAGTACACAGAGGCTTCAAAGCAGAAGTAGATGAACTATGGCCTATGGTCAAAGAGGACATCACAAGAACACAGAACAAAAATAAAGAGTTATGGTTCTGTGGGCATTCACTAGGAGCGGCAATGGCTACTATTATGGCAAGTCGTTGTAAACACAACATTGACAATCTTGATCCTAACGAATTATATACATTCGGTTCCCCTAGAGTTGGCTGGCCAACTTATGTAGATAGTCTATCAGTTGTACATCATCGCTGGAAGAATAACAATGACATAGTAACTAGTGTTCCATTATGGTTAATGGGGTACAAGCATCACGGACAACAACACTACTTAAACACTTGGGGTAATGTTCGTAAGCCATCAGGATGGCAACTGTTCAAAGACAAGTTACGTGGTATGTGGCGCGGAATCAAAAAAGGTAAAATTGATAATTTCTCAGATCATAGTATGACTGAGTATGTGAAGCATCTTGCAAAACACAGAGATGGTTCAGAAACTATTCAGATTTAGTATTTTTAGATTGCATTTGATAATGATGTAATCGTTGTTGAAGTGCTTCTCTATCTATTGGATCAGAAGTTTTTGTCAATTGATGTTTTATATCAGCAATCATCCGACTGTTGTTTACAGTTTTCTTATATTTGCGTTTCATTATTAGTTAGAAGTTTTACATATGTAAAACTATTAGCCGCTTTCATTTATTGTTGGGCGGGCTTTGTTCCTACAAAATTATTTATACGAAAAGACTACTAACAGATTCTTCGTTTGTAACTCTACGTATTGCTTCACCAAATAATGTAGAAACACTTACTTGGCGTGTTTTTTTACAGTTCTTAGGACAACGATTAGGTATACTATCAGTTACAACTAATTCATCTAGTACACTCTTCTCAACCTTTTGACATGCTTCGTTTGATAAGACACCATGTGTGATGTAAGCACGAACACTTGCCGCACCTGCGTCCATAATTGCTTTGGCCGCACTACATAGTGTTCCGCCTGAGTCAACAATGTCATCAACTAGGATAGCATGTTTACCTTTTACATCTCCTATCAAGTTCATAACTTCGCTCTTGCCTGCTTCTGGTCTACGTTTGTCCACAATAGCAATATCGCCTCCAAACATATCAGCAAACTTCCTAGCACGAACAACACCGCCTGCATCTGGTGATACAAATACTGTTTCTACTTCAGCAATGTTACTACCATCTTTATAAAATTGTTTCTTAATATCTTTAGCAAATGCTACACGGCTTGTTAAATCGTCTACTGGAATATCAAAGAAGCCTTGTATCTGTCCTGCGTGTAGATCCATTGTAAGGATTCTATCTGTACCTGATGTTGTTAATAGATTAGCAACTAGTTTGGCTGTAATAGGAGTACGACTTGCACTTTTACGATCTTGTCTTGCATAACCAAAGTAAGGAATAACTGCTGTAATTCTACTTGCACTTGATCTACGTGCCGCATCAACCATTATCAATAATTCCATTAGACTGTCATTAACAGGTGTGCATGTACTTTGAATAATAAACACATCTTCGCCACGTATGTTTTCAGTAAATTCTACACTAGATTCGCCGTCTGCAAACGTTGTTATTTTGGCTGGGACTAAATCGCTAAAACAGTGTTCTGCGATTTTTTGTGCTAATTCAGGATTAGCATTTCCTGTTATGATCTTCATCTTCAAACGTTGTCCTTTCTATTACGCAAGGTGTTAAAAGTATTATTATATATGTATTATATGTTCATACTTATCTAAAGTCAAGAAAAAAGGCAGTGTCGTTGCACACTACCTTTTCCAATATTAAAGTCCGTTAGGAACAATAACATAGTGTATCATTAACACTACTCCTACTGATGCACCTAAGCCTATCATCATCTTGAAGAAGTCTTTGGTTACCAATGGAAATACTGTTTTGAACTTTTCCTTGCCTGTCATAGTTGCCATAGCAAGTTCACGTCCACATAGTAGTCCTACAAACACCCATGTTGTTGACATCGGAATATCATTTAGTTCTTTAAAGAAAAACAATATCAGCCAGTATACACCATCAATAATAGTAGCACTTCTTACGTATCTAGTATTGTGTTTCTCAAGTACAATCTTTTGAATCTTTCCGCCGCCTTCACGGAACATATAAGCAAGTCCACCTACAAATACAATACTAATTAGGACCATTAAATCCCAAGGTATTTCTCTAGGTAGGAACACAGCAATGTTTGCCATGTCATGACTTAGCCAAGTAAACCACAGGAAGCCTGTTGTTACCCATTGTGCAACACGCCATGCTTTTTTATGTTGTTCTTTGACAGGCTTTGCTTCATCTAAGAGTTTAGTAACTCCTATCCAAATAACATATGCCGCAACTGCCGCAACTGCATAACCCATCATGCTTTTCATAAGCATCTTCTCTAATACAAATGTACTTGCAAAAGCACTTAATACTAAAAAAGAAGTACTAACTGGTACTCCTATCCGTGTAAGTATTAATAATAGTCCCGGTGCCGCCGCATGATACCATTGTATCTCTTGAAACGGTATTTTGTTTAGTCGTCCATAACTAATATCTCCACCGTTGGTATACCAACCATACCACAATGTATAAAGGAGAACTGCACTTGCACACCCCCACATAATTTTCCAATTGAATCTCTCATTGTTACTTGCGATCCATGTACCAAGAGTCTGTACTGAATCATTTGCTATTACGGAATAAGCGGCAAAGGCGAAACCTATTGCCATCCATAGGGTGAGTGCGTCCATTCTTATTTCTCCTATCTGCTTGATGCTTTTACCACATCGCTCACATTGTTAAAAGAGATTGGGCTCAACGTTGCCCAACTTTCTGCATTCTATAATTCGAATAACTATAAAACACAATTATTTATAGCATAGTTTTAAAACAATGTCAAGATAGAAGATTAAATTTTTGTTACATATCGAGTTTGGATTTAAGATCAGTGATGGCGGCTTTAATGGCATCTTCTGCTAGTACAGAACAATGTATTTTAACTGGAGGTAATGCAAGTTCATTTGCTATATCCATGTTTTTAACTTCGCCGGCTTGTTCAAGTGTCATACCTTTGACCATTTCGGTTAGTAAACTTGAACTAGCAATAGCACTACCACAACCATAGGTTTTAAATTTAGCATCTTTAATGACACCTTCTTCAACTTCTATTTGTAGTCGCATAACATCTCCACATGCAGGTGCACCTACCATGCCTGTTCCTATGTTATCTCTTTTGGGATCAAATGTTCCAACGTTGCGTGGATTTTCGTAATGGTCAAGTACTTTATCGGAGTATGCCATATCGTTCTCTTGTAGTTGTATTACATTTATTTATAACAATGGGTGTGTCTATAAAAAGAAAGGGGAGCACCTAAATACTCCCCCGCAGGATTAAACGAATTGCTTCGCTATTTCTCTTTCTGCTTCAGTAGCAAAATTTTCATCCCAGTTATCCAAATGCTTTTTCATAAAGCGATTGAACACTGGTGGTATTAATGCTAATGCAAACAATGTAAAGTAACCTATACCTGTGTTAGGTGCACCTACTTCGTCTAGTTCCCAAAAGTGTGTTTCACCTCTGTCATGATGATCAGCCTGACGACCAATCTCTATAAAGAACCAACTTGTGAACAATGTAGAATTATCCCAACTGTGTCTGTAGTCTATTGGTTCACTTTTAACACGTACCAAACCATAATGTTCTAGATAGTTAAGTGCTTCTAGTTCAAAGTTTGATATCATCCATACCAATGCCATACATGCAACACCTGCCCATCCACCTGCTAAAAAGAACAAGAAGATAGTAGGGAAACTCATCATGTAACCTCTTATCCATCTATTACTTAAAGATAGAAAAGGTTTATCTAAACGTTTCAATCTACTCTTTTCCATTTCAAATAAGAACTTACTTTGTCCTAGATGACTTTTAAAGAAATGTTCGTATAGATTACGTCCACGTGGTGCAGTTGCAGGATCATCTTCACTTGCTAATTCCAAATGATGATTGTACACATGAGCATAACAAAAATGTGCTGAACCTGAAAGACCCATCATCCAACGACTTATTATAAAACTAAAGCCTTTGGTGTGTGATAGTTCATGTCCATATATTATACCTATGCCTGCAAATATACCTGTTGATAGAACAGCACCTAACAACTCTACTCCCCACATGCCTGAATATATCTGGTATGCAAGTCCAAGTTGTAGTGCTACGAAAACTGGTAACATTGAATACATTACTGCATTTTGTAACCATGGGATGCCATAAGGTTCACCATTCTCATCAAAGCCTGCTCCTGAGGTTTTGCGAGTTACTAGTGTATCAAATATGATGCCTATTCCCAATAGGCCCACACCTGTCCATGTCCATGCACCACCTGCCATCACTCCTGCGAGTGCAACAAGTATCAATGCCGGAGCAATGAAATACCTTATATTGATTAGTACTTTTTTACGATATGCATTGTATTTCCTCCTGCCAGTATGTTTGGCTGTTGTTTACAATACTACATAACAACTGTAACACAAACTAATTCATGTGTCAAGTTATATACAATATATTTATAATATGGCATAAAAACCATAATAATTTAGAACATGCTAATATTCTTATACTCATGCTGTAAATGCATGACAGCCTTTACCAAATATAGGTTGCATTTTCTATATTATTATAGTAGTATAATATAAATAGAGATGAGTAGGACAGCATGGTTGTACTATTCAACACACATACACACTGGAAAGACAGTGGGACGGCGCAGACGTCCTAAAAAAGCGAACGACGGCTACCAAAGGTAGTTGCACCGCCGGGGAAGTTCCGGGGTATTGCTTTCCTCAAGCATCCAAAACTTATATAAGGAGAAGTAAAATGGCTACTATGCTATTCAACGGCCTTGTGAGTTTACTTGGAAACCCACTTCCAACTAGGAAGTTCGAAAAAGAGATGCTCACTTACGCCAAAACTGAGTACGGAAATGATTGGCGCTATGCCTATCATTATATGCTAACGCATGAAGGTCGCGGACCAAGAGCGGGAGTATACAACTAATGACACAAGCAATTATGACAGTATCAAATTTGATTCAAGACGCTATTGCCGGCTTGTTAGATTTAGTTAAAGAAATAAATCACAAAAGAAAAGATAAAGCACTGGCTCGTAAAACTTACAAGTCATTGCAAGAATTATCAGATCATGAACTAAAAGACTTGGGAATTGGGAGATCAGACATTAAATCTATTTCACTAGGAACATTTAATGATAGTAGAATGAATGTAACAACAAACAGAAATTTAAAAGGATGGGTATAATGACTGTAGCAACAATTTCAAACACAACATGGAACTACACATGTAAAATTTGTAGTGTAATACGAAACGTTTTCGCTGTATTTTTTGTAGGTGTAATTGCGTTAGGTGAATCAGCAGGCAGAGCAAGAGCGGCCGCTGAATTATCTAGACAAGGATATCACGATGAAGCAAGAGCATTAATGACTTTACCGTTGGAGTATAAGAAATAATGTTTTTACATATTAAAAAAATATTTGGGTTATCTTTAGCACATCGAAGAGCAGAAAAAACTTTTAATGAGTTGAGTCAACTCACTGACAAAGACCTAAAAGATATTGGTATTTGTAGAGGAGACATTGCACACATTGCATATGAAGCAGTACGTGAAGAAGAAGCAAAAGAAAAATACGAAGCAGGTGATCACTACATGCGTGGTAGGACTGTTGCAACTTGGAAAGGTAAGGCACATGTTTAAAAGATTTATTAAAGCAATGGAATACAGAAGTTACTGTATGGCAATTCGAGAACTAAGGGCTCATGGATACTACAAAAGAGCCGCAGAGATTACTGAGTTCAAGAATAATATGTATCCGAGTTACTAATATGTGGCCTTACACTGAAGAAGAGCAAGACTGGGTATCAGGAAAATAAAAAGTGTTGCAGAGGAATCGCCCGCCAAGATGACTTCTCTGCAACTTTTTCAAATTGAGTATATATTATTTTTTATTGAAAATTGAATATAAAACCCAGACAGCAACAAGACCAACTAAACCTTGTGCAGAGAAACCTGCAACAATGTTTTGAATGTTAGCAATTATGTTGATGTTTGGCCAGAACGGAATGTTCTGTCCGTTGAACAAGACTTCTAACACGATGCCTAACGAAAGCAGACTAATTCCTGCTTCTGTTAATGCTCCGGCCCAAGCCTTTACTTTATTTAGAATGTCCATATGAACCTCCTTTTCTTAACGCTGATCACTGTCGTCAGCATGTTTATTTAGGTAGGTATATCACATAGTTAAACTACCATAATTGCGATTTATAGTTTAGATTAATGATTTTCATTATTGACTTTAGGTAATGTATGTGTTTAAATAGTATTGTAGACTCAAAGGGGACTTGTTTTAACTCTCCCCCGATCTGTTTACATTTTGTAAATCTTAACAAAAGGAGAAACATTATGTGGACAAAACCTACGTTTGAAGAAATGCGTTTTGGCTTTGAAGTTACAATGTATGTAATGAACAAGTAAACGAGTTTTAAGGGAGTCTTCGGGCTCCCTTTTTTATTTTAAGGAACAGTTATGAATAAAGCACCGGAGCCATCTCCGTGGGGGTTGGTTATATTTTTAGTAGTCTTTGTTTTATTAATTTGGTCCCAAAGTGGAGCAGATTCAGTGGAAATTTATACAGATAATGTTGATCATGTAGTAGGAACTTGCTCAATATACTATTCAGATTGGCCATGTTTGGAAGAAAAAGGTTGTTGACAAATATAAATACTTCTGTTATATTAGTAGAGTTATATTAGTATAACAACACACATACACACAAAGGAGAAAACGTATGACTGACTATACAAAACAGTTCGCCGAAATGGCCGAACAAATGCAGAAAATGGCTGAGCAATTCAAGCCACAACTTCCAGAAGTAAAATTTAACAAGAATGGCTATGAAATTAGAACACAGGTTCTTGACATGGCTAAATCTTTCACAGAGTTTGAGTTCGCGAACAAATGGATGGGGTTTGAAACTTCAACCAAACGTGATCCAGAAACTGGACAGATTATTTCTAAAGTGGATGCGCCTGAGATTCCAGGTGTAGATAAAGTGTTAGATACTGCTGAAAAGTTTTACGACTTTATCAATAAGCGTTAATAATAAACACTAGAATAGAAACCCCGACATTAGAAATAGTGCCGGGGTTTTTATTGACTGATTACTTGCCTTCCATTAACGCTACTGCTTTATCATAATCTTCACGACTAACGATTTCTTCACGTAATAGTTTTTCTCTGTTTGCTAGATGTTTCATAGCAATTTCTTCTTTACTTCCGCCAAAGTATGCAACTGCATGTCCTTCTTCAACAAGAATATCTGTTACTAGTTCTGCTGGTTGATTTTCCCAACGCTCTACTTTGAAGTCTCCTAGGATACGTCCGAACTTGCCTTTCATATCTTCGCCTTTACGATCTTCAGTAGTAATAAGTTTACCACCGTCCTTCATAAGTTCTTTGAGTCTTGCTTTAGCGGCTTCGCCAAACAAGTCTTCTACTTTATCTCTTGTGCGTGACTCAGGCGTATCAATGCCCATAATGCGTACACGTTCGTCTGTTAGGGTTACTCCGAACCCTAAGTCAATGTCTACATCTACTGTATCACCATCAACTACTTTAATGACTTTTACATCATACTCGTTGGTATTCATACTCTCGCTCCTCTTTTATTATGTGTGTATTTATTGGTTAGGAACTATTATGTCCAGGGTCGACCTGTTACAAGTCCACCTGTGTTAGCATTATTAACTAACGTGCCTGAATCGTTGTTACTTGCTGTGTAAAGCGTAGGCAAGTCGTTTTTGGTTTTTGTATTCAATGCTCTGTAATATGTTGCATTAGTATCTGCGGCCGCTAGTCCTTTACGTTTGCTAACAGCAATTCTTAGTTTTTCTTCTTGTCGTTGTCTTTTGAACCCAGTTACTCCTGAGTATCTAGGAATACAATAAACTCTATCACCGTCAACTAAACCTGCGGCTGTAAGTGTGCTGGCACCATCATTTGTTTGATTTATAGTAGTATCTTTAACAGCGTGTATTTCTGCATACATTGCAGTAACAATCTCCTGTCCTTCAACAGCCTGTGCAAGTGCTGTAAGTCCGTTCATTGTAGTCGTTCCCATAGTAACAGTAAGATCAAACTCTACACCTGTAAGTCCTTTACATCTAATTGTTGCCATTTGTTACTCCTTGTTATAATACTATTTATAAATAATAGTAAGGAGTAAACATGGCAATAAAAATTAAAGATTTACCACGTTTTCAGGATGATTGTAAAGATTATCTGCAACGTATTGAAGCAATTGAACAACCAAGTCAAAAAGAGCAGGCAGTAGAAATGTATAATATATTCATTGGTGCTGTTGATGCTATTGATCAGTCTGTAGAAAACCTTGTAGACAGTGGTCCTGTGTTTGGCAACGAGCATAACTTGCTAAAAGAAAACCTACACACTGTAAGACTAGATCTTGTTAGATGGTTAAAAGCAAACTCACCTCTTGAAGAAACTAATCCAATTAAAATTGACGGTTAATTATTTGTATCTAAAGGTTACTCTGCCTTTGGTAAGATCATAAGGCGATACTTCTACTTTAACTTTGTCGCCCATTAGCACTCTAATCTTATTCTTTTTCATTCTACCTGCCGTATAGGCTATGATTGTATGACCGTTATCTAGTTGTACTTTGTACATTTGGTTTGGTAATGTATCTAAACATGTACCATCTAATTCTATTATGTCGTCTTTACTCAAAAAGTTCTTTCTCCACTTGATCCCAAAATTTAATACGAGCATTCATTGCATCTATTGCTACTGTTTCTGCTTCAACATATGCTAATGGATCTTCACCACATAAGTTTTCTACAAGTTTAGTAGCCATAGGTCCGTGTTCGTCACCATCTAGTTCAATATGTCTTTGTAGATAGTAATGAAACTTCTTTGCCTCGTACGAGTTAATATTAAGTTGCTGTAATATACCTTGAAACATTCCAGGTATAACTGCTTCTCTCCCATATGTAAATGCACTTGCAATTACATGTTTCTTTCCTGTAGCAATAAAGTCAAATGTTGTACGCATAAAATCTCTAGTACAATCGGGTATGCCTTTTGTATTTTCTATTGCGTAGTCAACACCTTGTTGTTCTACATTGTCAATGAATCTTAAAATAGGTTTAGTGTTTGCACCTACTTCAGCCATTGCTTGTAAGTACAAATCAAAATGTGATATGCTTCCGCCACCTAAGTCTTTGTCAGACTCTTCGCCCCAAATGATTTCGTTAATGAGTCTAGCACTTTCATCTCTTGTGTGCTTTGTAGGTAACCATACATCACCACTTGGGCAGATACGATGTTGTAATGCTTTGGCAAGACTCATAAAGTCCCATACTGGAAACACATGATGTTCCATAAAGATTCTTAAGTCCTGCTGTGTTTGAATCACATTGGTACTGAGTAAAGGATGTGTTGTAAGTTCTAACTGTTTAACTTCTATATTTTTTAATGGTAGTTTCATTTAATCCACTTTCTACTAATTCTGCATCACTGCCGAAAATTGCCTTAAAGGCTCCACGTTGTATTGCTTTGTTCCATACTTTCTCTAATGCACAATTAGTAAGGAACACGAAGTCCGGTACATTGATTGGACAGTTAGATTTGCATAATCTATAAACAGGACAAACTTTACAGTGTTTATCATAACGACTGTAATCTACTTTTTTAATTACTACATCTTCAAGTTTATTAAGTGTACCACTAATAAAACTATCATCAACATGTGGACAAGTTCTAACGTTACCTGCTACATCAACGCTCAATACTTGATCATCATCTGCACCACACACTGTACTTATGTTAGGAAGTATCTGTTTTTGGAATGTTTCACCATAGCCCAGTACACTTCGCGGACCATTATGGAATATGTTGCTTCTTAACAACCCGTGGTCTTTAATACCTTGTGCTTGTTCAATATTGCATTCAATAAATCTATCAACAATATCTTTAAACTTTTTAAGATCATCACCACGTATAACATGGTCCATGCTTACGCTACCTTCGTGATCTTCGTCAGCATGTACTCTGCCCAGCGTGTAACTAATAGTTACTAGGTCAGGATCTAATCCTACTTCTAACATATAATCTCTAAAGAAATTATTGATTGCGAACAGATCATAGTTGGTTGCACTTACAACAGGATTGAAACTAAAACGTATCTTCTCTCTATTCTTTTGCATGTTCTTTAGAACTTCTATTGTAATAGGATCCCATAAGAACTCTTTACCACGTAATGAAACATGCCCAGGACCGTCATGGCTTATTCCAAACAATCCAATGCCTTTAATCTTGTTAATATAATCAATATGCTTTTGTCTTAACGGTGTGCCGTTTGTAGCAAAGTACCATTGCATACCTGGTCTATCAAACTCATCTATAATAGGTGTAATGCTTTTCCAATACAGCATAGTTTCACCGCCCCACAAGTCAATCTTCTCTGTTTGACTTAGATCCAGTTTGGTTTTAACTGTGTCAATAAAACTATCTAGTGTCCATATCTTACCACGTTCATCTGGGTTACCAATATCTTTTTGTAAACAGTATGAACAACTATAGTTACAAGCATGACCAAATAGTATACGTAGCCATATTGGAGTATTACTTTTAGTTCTCTTTTTTACATGTGATTGTATCTCGTCCCACTTTTCGTCTTGTGGTGTTACTTCACTTAAACTGTTCAGGTTAGTATCATATATACCATTTGTAAAATTACTATATACAAGTTGTTGTCCTGTATTCTTCATACGAAATACTGTGTAAGGACCATCTGCAATTTCTTCGTGTGTGCCACTGATGATACTGCTTACTTGCCCTGTATTATCTCCGTCATCTAAAAGATGTGTGTCTTCAATTTTATGTGGAGTAATAAACTTTATTGGTATTTCAACTGTCATTGCTCACCTCTAGTAATGGAACAACATTGCTTGTTCCTGTTTTTAATAATCCGTAATCTGTTATTTTCCATCCAACTTTAGTTAGTTGATGATAATATTTGTGTTGTGCATTTAGAAGATCAATTGGTATAAAGTTATAGTTGTGATTAACTTTAACATTATTTGAAACCCATTTAAAATAATCAAAATAATCTTTGTTTGCTTGTATGTCTAATACATTTTGATTGTTGTTTACCCATTTGGTATACAAATCTACTTTGCCTTGTATCATATCACTTAGGTGTTTAGTAGCATCAAACTCTTTGAATTGATGATAGGGTCTGTTGTTTACATCAATACTTTCTATAAGTGTAAGAAAGAATCCGTTGTGTTGTAGATAATTACTTTCTCTACACACATAGAATACATCACTGTCAAAACTTGCAATGTGTTCTGCTTGTGGAATGTCTGTGTCTAGTTTCTTTGTAACTTCATTAAAGTCATGATGTGAACAAGTGTAACCTATTCCGTTATCTTCAACCCACTTGCTTAACAAGTCAAGACTGTTGTTGTCCTGTGTTGTTAAAATAAACTTTATCTTTTGTATTCCGTTACGCTCATTAAGTTCTTTGAGCATAGCAAATATTTCTGTCTTATTAACTTTGTCTAGCCAACCTGTGCTAAAACTAATCTCTTGTATCTTTGTATCTGCAGATAGTTCATTAACAAACAACGGTTGTGTTCTAATAAAGTTATTATCAGTCATGCTTCCCCAAATGAATCTATGACTGTTTTGTTTGTACCAATCATATAAATGCGTTTGTTCATGCTTCATCCAAAACAAATCATCAATGTTACTAATATGTTTGAAGTGTTCAAATACTTTAGTCCACTGTTGTTCTATGTCTGTGTTGATCTCTTTGGGTATAAAGTTTTTAAAATAAGGCATTGCTTCCTTAAAATGCTTTTCAGTATAGCATACTTTACAACCAGCAAAACAATTATATCTACCTAATACACTAAAGATAACTTCATTGTGTACATTAAGCAAAGAATCGTTTTCATAAAAATACTGTATGAAACTATTTCTATTTGGTGCCGGTGTGTCTACTATTCTATCCATTATATTCCTACCCATTCAAACACTGAGTCTTTTTGCTGTAGTTTGTAACAATAAGCAATACTTGCATCAACCATTTGATAAAACTGTATACAACTAGTTCCAGGTGGTCGATCAAACATCTTATATAGATATTTAAGTCCGCAACTATCTTTACTTGGACAGTTATAACATTCAGATCGTATTAGGTTCTTTTCGTCTTGTTGTCTATATAACTCTGGTGTATACTCTAATGTACCATCAGTCCATTGCCCTACTCTAAATTCATTTCGTTTGTATTCTAAAAAGTCATACTCAGGATAAATGTATCCATCTGGTGACAGTATCATCTTGTGATGGTTGTCATAGTAAAACTTATCTATAGCACTTAGGTTTCCGTATATACCATCTACATAAATGTTAATACGTTTAGTATAAAGTATTGTAATAAACTGTAAGAAGTTATCAAACCATTCACCTAAATGAATATCATCAATAATAACTTCAAACTTTCGAGCACCACGCTTGTGTCTTAATGGTATAAGATTAATTGTATTACATTTTGTCTTTTGACAAGTCCTAATAATTTCTGTAATAACATCTAAATTAAAACAACGTTTATCATCTGTAGGCATAACATATTGCCATTGCATAGTAGCACCGCATTCGTGTATGATGTTTGCCATCTCTACAACATCGACATACTCTCTGTTTTGTTTTTGAAATGCAAAATCGTAGGATATTGTAAACTTTATATATGGTCCCCATTTCTTTAAGAACTCTTTGTTCTCTGCAATAAGACTACCATTAGTAGTAATACAAAACTTTCTATCTGTATTTTTAATATACTTGTCAAACAATTTTGTAAACAAGTCGTCCATTCTGCTTATGAATAGGAAAGGCTCGCCGCCATGCACACTGATGATATCTAAACCTTTGCAGTGAGGCATTGTTTTATCAAAGAAGTCTACAACAAGATCAACCCAAGCATGTTTAAGGGTTTGCCCTCCGACATCTTTAGCAATATATTCTCTATCACAATAGGAACAATCAAAATTGCATGTGTTTCCTAAATAGACTGAAATATGTTTTAGTTTATCAAGACCATCCATACTACTATTATAACATCTTTTTAGTTGCCGAGCAACTTTTCTTTTACTGTTTGGATGTTTGAACCTGATAATGGCTTTTTATTATGTAATATTAGGAAGTTTAAGAATACCAAATAAGAACATCTTGCATAAAAGTTTAAGTCTGTAACTGCTTTACTTAATTCATTTGGTATATTGGCTTTCTCTGTTAGCCATTCGTATAGTTCTTTAATAGAAATACTGTCTTCGTTACAGTATCCAATAACATCTTCCAAAAATACATGGAAGTCTGGTTCGCCATTGTTATTGTCCATCTTGTAACCATCATTGATCATTGCTTGCCATGCCGCATATAGTTGTCCACTGCTTGGAATCTTTTTCCATGCTTCGTTTGTATCTTCTCTTTTAGCATGTACATCTGAAAACATTTTAAACATAACGTGTAAAGGTGACTTGATGAATACTTTTTCTTCACCTTCTTTTTCACAAGTGTCAATGGTCATTTGATATGTTTGTTGGAACTTTTTAATTTCAATATCGTCTTGTAGGTCAACATATAATTTTACAATCTTTTGACACATATCATCCGGACGGAACAAACGTGTACCTGTGTCCATGTTTCCTGCTGGACATTGGTAACATGCATTTTTATAATCACATGTACGACACTGTTCTTCTTCCTCAACCATTTTACTAAATGATTGTTGAAAGCCTTTGTATCTATCTAAGTAAAGTCTATCTTCAAATACATTACCTAAGATTGTTTTACCTGCAGGTCCTGCTTTTTGATTTGTAAAGAAGTAACAACCTGAGTAGTCACCTGATGCGTCAATAGCAACCATGTCACTACCTACCATACAGTTGTTTTCACCTTTTTGTCCAACGCCTTCTGAAAAGTGTATTCCTAGATCAAAATAGTTTTCTAATGTCCATAGAATATCTTGATGAAGTGTGTTCCATTGTTCATCAGTCCAAGCAATAAATCCTCTTGAACTATCTAAAATTAACGGGTGTACAACAATGTTCCTTACACCAGCATCATATACTGCTTTTACAAACTCTTTAAAGTAAGGAGCGTTCTCTTTAGCAAGAGTACAACGCATTGTAATTCTATTACCTTTTTTAGCATGTTCTGGAATCTTATCTATTGTTCTTAATAGAGCGTCAATTCTTTTTTGACCAATTTCTCTATGGTCAACTTCTGCTCTAATAGTATCAAGACTACAAAGAATATGTGTAAACGGATATGAATAATATTCTTCTAAGAAGTCTTCAGTCATTAACAATCCGTTGGTAACACAACTAATTTGTTGCTTGGTGTAACCTCTTGATTGTTCTGTAAGATAATCTTTGTTTTCTCTTAAGAAGCCTAATATTAAATCTTTATGAATTAAAGGTTCGCCGCCAAAGAATTGAAACATTTTATGTTCATGCTTACTTACGTTGAGTAAGAAGTTATATGCTTCTAGTAAACTGTCTGGAGTAAAGCGACCAAAGTCTCTGTTATGTTGTTCATAACAATAAGAACAACTTAGGTTACAAGCATTAGTAAGAATAACATTCATCTGTTGCAAGTCTTTAAACAAGTAACTTGCTTCAGTCATTTTAACTACTGTTTCGCCTGCGTCTGGAAGTACACTTACACGTTTGTTAATCTTATCATTACCTTTAGGAGTAATAATTAATTCACTGTGTGTTTCAAACTTGCCATTAGCATCTACTGTAACTGTAGCAATGTGATCTTTATGACGCTTCTTTTGAAGGTCATTGAGGTTGTTTTTAAAGTTAAACTGATTCGGGTCTGTAGTAAATGCCATTAAGTATCCTTGTAAGAGTGTTGTCTACAAGGTATTTATTACTCTCTATGAGCAGTATAGTTCATTGCGATACGTGTTGACTCGTGAAAGTCTAATTCTGTATTTTGGACAATTTGTAAACTTACATATTTAGGAGAAGTGTCTGCACTGTCTTTCCATGTAAATTGTAAGTTACCATTATCTAATTTTGACCAATTTAAATTAGTCTTAACAGATAGGGTTACTGCTGAAGTATCAATACCGATATTTCTAAGTTCGCCGTTAGCAAATGGTTTAATAGTAAATGTGTTCTTAGGACAACTAATAACTCCATTGCCGTGTTCGTTAGCACCAATCATAGTTGGACCAATAAGCACACCACCTAAACCATGATAGTTGTAAGGTCCTTCTAATATTCCTGCTACAGAATGACCACCTGCTGTAAAACTTAGGTCTTCCATCATTTGTACTGCTTCACCATTGATGTTAATGATGTAAGTGTCTGGTAATCCTGCAATTTTACTTACAGAATAAAATACTTTAATTTCTTTTTTGTCTGCATTGTTACTGAATACAACACTGTTGTCTACTGCATTAATTACAGTTGCCCAATCACCGTCAGCATCTTTTTTCCTTACAAGAAACTTTGCTTCCATTAAACTCGTACTAATTTCAATTGTATCATCATTTGTAATAGGATATGCAAATATTAAGTTATCACTTGTAGTAGCATCTTTTTCTGTGAAGTATTTTACAATAGCGTCTAAGTCTAAACCAATCTCTGCTCTAGCACCTTTGTACTGAGTCATTGTAAAATCATAACCCATTGTAATTGAATCTGTAATGTCACTATCTGCTAGTGTTTTCTTAAGTCTAACTACTCTTGGATCCAATGCCATGTAAGTACTTACAAATGGTTCCTTCATACTGTATTCTGGAATACCAGCATCGTTAGTTTTCTTTTCAATTGTTAATGCAGACATTTGTGAAACAAATGACCTAGTTTGTCTTGGGGGTGTTCCGTTAATAAAAAATTTAGCCATTATATTGTTCCTCTTTGACACTGGCATTGACATTCACAAACAGTATTGTAATCATCAAAATACTGGTGTGTGTGGTTACGCATATCCTTTAAGATAGTCAGCATTTGTCTAAATGTTTGTGCTTCAATTTGTTCACCTGAACTCTTTGAATCTGCTTCCGAAGGGCTTTTGCTAGGTCCACCTGTATTCTCTGCCATTGTTTACTCCTAAGTTATAAACGTATTTATAATACTACGAAGCATTGTCTTCCCAGTTATGAACATGGCCTCTTAAACTATTAATAGCATTTCGAATATCGTTGTGTTTTCCTGCTGTTATAGTACTATTCGTAGACGGATCTGCTGGGGTTGCTGTTAGTGATGCCGGATCAACCGTATCAGTTGCCTCTGATCCTGAGCCTGTATTACCAAAAGTTTTACTTGCCGCTAAATCAACTACTGTATGGTTGTGATCCGTGATATCTGCATAGTAGTCCAAAAGTGTTTGAACTGCTGATCTTGTTATAATATCACCTGCTTCAAAACTAGTCAACAACGTGTCAATTTGAGCCGTTGTATAAGTTATTCCGCCTGCGTTACTACTTGTTTCTGTTCTCTGTTCTGCCGCCATACTAATATTTATCAAACTACCACGATAGTTTTTTGTAGTGATAGGTTAACATGTTGAAAATCAAAGTAAGCATTTGCCATTATTTTAAACTGTACCCAGCCTACTGTGCTATTATCTACGTCAAACATATAATAATTGCCATCTTTTTTCCAATCCATATTACTTCTTACTTTAAGTGTAATATCATCACGGTTGATTAGTGTTTGGTTGAATTCATCTTGTGTAAATCTTACTGCTCTACTTTGCCCAAAAGGATCTATACCTACTTGTGCTTTTCTAGCATTAATCATATCATGTCCAATCTTAACACAATCTTTATAACTTGGTTGAATAATGAACTCACGTAAACTAATATCATGTTGTTCTAATGTTCTTATCATCCAGTCATTGTTTATAATTGTATTAATCATCTGTGGCATTTCAACCATAGTATTATTAGCAATCATATAATAAGTGTCTACAATTCCTTTGATTGGTAACATTACAAAATACGAAAAGAAATCAACAGACTCGCCTGTGCTAATTGTTTCACCTGTTTCTAAATCAATTAAACTATCGTCATCAAAGTTTCTACCATAAAACTTTGCTCTTTCTAGTGTAAGTCTTTTGTTGAAAGGTTCGTTAAGAATAGTACCGTAAGTAATAAACTTTTCTGTATTGCTGTTTTGACTGTGTAACATTTCTACACATTTGTCTAAGAATATACTGTTGCCAAATACACTTTCATCGTTGTCAAATGATCCTATGTGTATAGCATTATCACTTGCAAACAATTTATATTTTGCAGGGTCGCTTCGTTGCCAAAGTTTAAATCTAGGCTGTCGTTGTATAATATTACTCTCAACTCTTGTTTTGGTCATTACAAGTCTAGAGTTTAAATGTGTTTGGATATCAACCCAATTTCGAGTTGGTGCCACATCCAAGTAGTCAATCAGTAGTCGCTTCATAAGTATATTTACAGTATACGACTAAGGGGTTTCAGCAAAGTGAACAGAGTAGCAGTAACAGGAATGGGTATGATCGATGCACTAGGAGCAAATCCTAATGAATGCTTTGATGCCATGTTGGATACAAACTATACCAACCCGCCTGCATTTCATAATTCAAGATTAGAACGACACAGACAACAACCTGTGTTTCCTGTGGACAAAGACAAACTTGTACTACCGGAACTAAGACCGGCTGTAGTTAAAAACTTAGAACCTGCAACACTTTTTGCATTACATACAGTTGAACAAGCACTTCAACAAAGTGGCGTTGAGCATAGCGATAATGTTGCTGTGATTGGCAGTAGTGTTACATCAGGCAATCATGTTGTGTTTGACTTGTATCCTATCTTACATAGCGAAACAGGTAGAGCAAGGCCTAGACAACTTTTAACAACTACAAAAGATTTTATGGCAGGTTACATCTGTCAACACTACGGATACAAAGGACCTAACACATCGATGTATGCCGCATGTGCAACAAGTTTGTTCAGCATAGATTACGCAATGAGATTTGTAGACGACTACGACTATGTTGTTTGTACAGTAAGCGATCAAGGTGTTAATGATACTGACGTTGGCTTCTTTAAACAACTAGGAGCAATAGGATCACATTCAGTTCCGTTTGACGATGACAGAGATGGATTCATAATGGGAGAAGGTGCTGGCACATTTATTTTAGAGTCAGAAGAAAAAGCAAAGGCTAGAGGAGCAGATATTATTGCATACCTTTATCCTGCAGGCTTTGGTAGTGATGGTACAAGTCCTACTGCACCTGACCCTGACGGTGCTGGAGCAAAGTTAAGTATGAAACATGCACTAAAAAATAATGCTATTGGATCTTACATTTCTTTTGTAAATGCACATGGAACTTCTACTCCAGTTGGAGATGAAATAGAATACAACGCAATTAAAGAAGTGTTAGGAAATGTTCCTATTGTTAGTAATAAAAGTAAAATAGGACATACAATGGGTGCTTGTGGAATAATAGAAGCAATGTACACAATCAAAAGTTTACAAACAGGTAAGATACCAAACAACCATAACATATCTAAATGTAGTTTTGACACACAAGGTATGATTACAAACAAAGACAGAACTATCACAGGTACAATGGCACTGAACAATAGTTTTGGCTTTGGCGGTAAGTGTGCATCACAATTGATACAGGTAGAAAAAAGCACGGATAATTATTAGTATGAAAGATTTTAACGTTTTAACTGAAGGTAGATATGAACCTGCGTCTGATATTGAATATAAGATATTAAGACAACACATAAAGAACGACCAAGTACATTTAGTATTCACAGGAGTACTAAAAACAAAAGACAAGTATATCAAACAACAGACAGGTGTTATTATGCATACCCTAGAAGCATATACAAACACTGACACTGACATTGAATTGTATATTGAAAAGAATAGATGGAAAGAAGTTATTGCAAGTGAAATTGCTAATCAAGTAAACGATCCTATGTTTGCTAGATATAACTTTTCATTCCTAAACAGCGTACATAATAGTGCAATTAAGACGAGAGCATAATGAATAAGAGTGTAGTAGACAGAGTAACATTAAAAGCATACGATCAAGATCAGATTAGAAAAGACTTTGAACAAAAGATACTTCCTAATATGCCCCGCAAGGTTCCATTGTTGAATGCAACTTTGCCAACTAATGCAGACGATCATCATATGTTATATACACATCGTCCTGAACTAGAAGATTATGTTAAGGACACAATATTCGAAGACATACTAATGGACTTGCCTTTCAAGAGAGGTAGAGCAACATTCATTCATCAACTTCCTGGAATGACTTTACGTTTTCACAGAGACCCTGATGACAAGTATCACATAGCAATTAATGATCCGCCAGGTGCTTTCTTTTTTGATATGGAATTGCAAACAGGATATAGAGTACCTTGTGATGGACACTTGTATAAACTAAACACTGCGGCAAGATATCATACTGCCGTAAATGCAGATTGTAAAGACAGAACACATCTTGTTATTTGTCCTTACTTCTTTGAAGACGATTTTAATAAGCCAACTACAACTGCAACCTTTGGATTTGATCACGGCAATGCAACTATGCCTGATGTGTTTACAAGTATAGCAACTCCAAACAATAGTATTGAACAAGGTTTCTGTGTTGAATGGATTGCTTCAGTGTTTCACGATCCAACATGCAAGAACATTTGGGGAGAGAATACAAGTTCGGGACGTAGATATCATATTGAATTTACAGATGCAAACAATTTAGAAAATGTAATGACTAGTGCTTTGAACTTAGAAGCAACTCATGCCATGGAACAGTTTGGTATATCAGTCGAAAATAATTTTACTAATTAAGTTTTATAGTAGTCATTTCTATTGTTTGCTTAACACTATCCCCAACAGAAATAGTAATATGGTTAACACAAACTCTTGACTTCTCTTTAAGTACATGATGTTTAATATCGATTGTATCACCTATGTACACTGCATTATGATACCTTACGTTTAGTTTTGCTAACGCCCAATAAGGTTTAGGATTACGTGTGATCATAGCAGTAACTAGAATACCAGGAGCAACTGGATCTCCATACTTTATAGTATCTTCTTCGTGGTGTATTGGATTGGTGTCTTCAATAACATCACAATATCTTTTAACTAGATCGGGTGTGATTTCTATCTTCATAAAACTATTTAACTGCCTCTAGCCCTAGTAAATACATTTATGAAACAGCAAGACTTTATCCAAAACTTATTAGACAACACACAAGAAATCTTTGATGAATATAAAAATTGTAGACACAGAGATATTCCATTACCTGATTGGAAGGAAGAACAAGAAGTGCATTTGCATTGGAGGGCATTACCAATATGGTGGGTACAAAAACCTTGTAAGCCTGTGCAGAAAGCATTACCATTAACAACAAAACTATTAACAGATGGTCCTGGACACAGAGCAACTGCATGGGTTAAGTTAGAAAGTCATAGTAAGACTCCGCAACATGCTCATCATGATTGGGGTAATAAGATTATACTTCATTTGCCTATGATAGTACCTGACGGTGATGTAGGCTTTTGGGTTGATGGAAATATTCACAGATGGAAAGTAGGAGAACTATTTGCTTTCAAAAGCAATCAAGAACACTACGGATTTAATAACACAGACGAAACTAGAGTAATGCTTGTTATGGAGTTTGATGATACTTGGGAACAGACGTTGCGTCCTTATATGACAGTGACTCCTTAGTCCACCCAAACAAACTAACAAGTCTTCCACTTGGATCCCACATATTGTAGTTTAACTTCATAGGACCATAATGATGTGTTCCGTGTAAACATTCACTAAAAGCAAAAGGCCAAAATAATTTATTGTCAACTGGCTTACCTTTCTTGTGTAATGCTACATTAACAAAGAAGTTGATCAGTATAATACTTAAAGCAACAGGAGTTGCCCATATAGTTAAGAACCATTGTAGTCCTAGTGTATTATAAACTATTGCAAATAATAATAGATTAAAAGTAATTGCAATAATACCTTCCCACTTACCTATACTAATAAAATAAGGAACACGTAGTCTATCAGCAACACGTTTTGGATCTATCTTTTCAAACCTCCACAATGATGAAGTAACATACCAAACACCTTTGTGTTTAGGAGAGTGTGGATCATTTTCTGTATCTGTATATTTGTGATGTTGTCTGTGCAAAGCCGCATATCCAATTGGGTTACCTGACAATGCAAAAACACTTATTGTTGATAATGCTTTTTGTAACCAACTAGGCGGAGACCACAGTTCATGTGATGCCCATCTATGTAAGAATAACCCTTGTACAACATCTGCTAGGAACCAATACATACCTACTGCTAACAATGCATTTACCCATGTAAGATTATAGATCCACACAGGTAGGAATGCACAATATATAAAAAATATAATAATTGTAGATATACGATTGAACCTGTCCATAACGGTATTTAATCGTTAATCGTTAACAGTCTGTTAAGACAGAACTCCCATTACTTCGTGTTCTTCTAACCAAAGATAGTCCATATCTTGATGATTAAACTTGTCGCCACTTGCTTGATTAAAGATAATTCTAGATCCAGGTAGCACTGTTGTAGCAGTAAACTTACCCTTACTATCATATGATCCTTTACCTATTGCAAGAACTGTGCCTGTAGTAATGCCATCGTCTTTCATAGTAGAAATGATAAGTCCACTTTTTGTAGTTTCATCTTTATCTTCTAGTTCTACAACCATTCTGTTTCCAGTTGGTTTGATATTGATAGCATTAAACACTCTGTACGTATCTCTTTTACTCATAAATTTTCCTTATATTTCTCTAATTACTTCTAACACTATTGTATTACTAGTGTGCTTATACATGCTCTAACTAACACTAGTGTAGTAATTGTATACTCTATCCAACATTTGACAGCAACTCTATCCAACATCTTGCGTTACTCATGTTCGCCACCTGGATCGTTAGGATCTAAAGGAACCTTACGAGCATTGCCTTTTTCATCTCGCCAGATAGTATAAGTTCTACCTCGACCATATGATGAGTAACCATTCATAAAATTAAAAGCAGTTGGCTTTCTTTTGGCTGTTTCAAATGTTGCAACTGTAACTGCAATAGCACCTAACAGAAGTGTATGTAATACCATACTAAACACTCCAGCATACATGCTACCTACAATAATGCCAAACACAATACACCACATCCATGCAAGAACCTGCATAATCATATGTCGTGTACTAAAGTCTGGGATAGCACTCAAGGGATTCTTTTCATAATCCATTACGCTATTCCAACAATCATAAACCCATTGTCTCATTTAATCATCCTTTCTAACTCTGATCAAAATGTATAATACTAATATAGTAACAGGGATTCCTATAAAGAACAAGCCTAACATACTATATTTTTTCTCCAATTTCAAAACCTCTAAATCTTAAAAACCTAGGAAAACGTAAACTGTATGTTCCGTCCTGATTCTGTGTAATTGCATCTGCTCTAACTTCTACAATTTGTCCTAGGATAGAAGAGCGACTATTCCAAAACTCATCGCGATTAATGTCACTAAAGCCACTACCGACATTAACATTAATAGTCTTTCCGTCATCAACTCCTTCACAAACAAATGCACCAAGTTTTCCTTCGTTTCGTCCTGTTCCTTCTTCAACATGTTTTACCTCTAATGAAACTTCAATAAAAGGTTTTTGTTTCAACCAAGCAGTGGAACGTTTACATTCATACAAGGCTTCCGGGTCTTTGATCATAATGCCCTCATAGCCTTGATCAATTGCTTCTTTATTGAAATCTTTAAATTGTTGTTGTCCTGCTTCACTGTCAAGATCACAGTCAACTTTATCTATAACTTGAATATTGTCAAAACCATCAAACATCTTGCAATATTCTTTTAGCATAGCATGGCGCTCGTGTTGGTTAAGCACAGACTTGCCTTGTTTGAATTCACTTAACGGTATTATATCAAACAACTGCAATACGGCATCGTCTGCCTGTACATCACTCTTTCTTTGGACTTGCTTCATCAAGTCTTGAAAAGAGGACGAAACTATTTCTCCGTCTAGCACCATTGCTTCTGGCTTCGTTTCCTGGGCCAAGTTTTTTATGTGTTGTGTTATTTTGGTGAAGTTCTGTAATGCCTTGCCATTTCTAGTATATTGCGACACGACTGTTCCCATACCACAGTCTACGACTGTGAGAACTCTGACACCATCTAATTTTTTATCCAGACATATTTTTCCACTCACTTTCTTTTGATGTTTCGCTGAATCATGGGCCAGCATACATTCGAAGACCGGCACTTTATAATGATCCATTTTAAGTTTTTTAGCAACGTTATTCACAGTCTTTTCACTTACGCCACAACGCAAGTCTTTGATTAGAATACGTCTATAAAATCCATTCCATTGTTCTGTAGTAGCAACACCCATTGCTAATTCAATAGCATCACGTGCCGCATGTCCAGTTAGTTCACGGTTAGCAAGTTGCTCTGCTAGGACTTTAAAGTTATCCCAACTTAGACCTTGCCCTGTGATTACATCTGAACGTGTAGGAACTTGTTGAACACCAAATGTGTACAACTTGTCCAAACACATACGAACGCCTTCAAAAAACTCATTAAGGTTTTCTTCCATTGCTTCTGCAAGAATGGCTTCTTTTGCAAGTCTAGAATTATCTGCTTCTAGTCTTGCTATAATATCTTGTGGTTGTGTTCTTATATGGAATCGACCTCTCATTGCATTGCTCCTTCTACTTGTTTAACTACTGCCCTTGAATGTTTACAGTATCCGTGATAACCAAATCCTTGACAATCACATTGAAAGCCTTTGTCATGTAGTTCAACGGAATAGTCTTTACCTGTTGAACCTGTTACTGGCCAAACTATACCTGTCCATGGATGACCTTTTGGATCAAACATTGTAGGTTTAAGATATTTTTGTTGGTACTTGGGCATGTTTTTACTCTTTTTATTAGTTTATACTTACAGTATATACTGGTATTACCACTTTGTCAACCATTAATTTTCGTCGTACTGTAATATTTCTACTTCGCCGTTAACCGTTTTAGTTTTGATAAACCTTTTTAAGATCAAGTCATCAATAGTTTGTTCTACAATTTTATATCTAGCAGATTTACTACCAACATATAATCCAAACAATGTACCCAACACGTAGGCAATAAAAATCCAAAGTTCCACACTCATTTTATACTCCTTTATAAGTTTCTATTACTGTGTTTAAATCCAAATAGTCAATCACTGCACTTTTGTCACCTAAGTTTTTTAGTACCACAGGGTGTGCCGTGTTTACAAACATTGGACCATCTAATTCTGCTGTGTTTACAAGAAAGTTTTCATCTTGTTTATCAAACCAATATACCATTACTCTTTCGTCAGTAACTGGATTTAGATATGCACAAGAACCTTCGTCAAGTTTAAGTTGGCTAGTAAACTGCAACTTACTTTTGTTTTCAACGTGTTCACTCTTTACATCTAAAAGAGATCCTTTAGTGAAAAACATTATGCTACCACCTTAGGAGTCCAACCGTCGAACTTGTAACTAGGATCAGGAGCAATATCAAATGCCCATTGGTCCCACGGTTCAGTTTTTGTTTTTTCTAATTTTGATGTCTTTACAATATAGCCTGGTGCTATAACATCTAGCAAACCTTCAACAATCAAATCGACATCTACACCACGATCAGTGTCTGCCCAAAGTGTTCCGTATTGCCAATGCATGTTTGGTGCTGATGCTCCAAACTCATGAAACTTCTTTTTAATTTCTACTAATGCTGTTTTTTCAAATGCCATTTTGTTTTGCCTTTCTGTTTGCCTAATTTATATATACATAATACATGGTATTACCTATAAAGTCAACCTCTATCTACATTTAATCCTTCCAAAATGAACTCATATCTAGTTAGTATTCGTCTATTATGGATTCTTCCGTCAGGTGTGTTAACAGGTGCCCACCATGTTAGTATGTCGTAGTATTGTTCAAATGGATATATCCAAACTCCACTAGATGCACGTTTTGGCAACCAAGCACGTTTTTTATTAATATCCACCTTAGGCGATCCTAGATGTGCGGATACATGTTTCATAATGTTGCTATTTTGTTTTGTATTACACCAATTAGATTATACAATCCATTTCTACGCTGTGGTGTAACTAATTGTACAAACCCTAGACAGTCTAAGTCTTCTGGTTTGAATTCTAATGCTTGTTCTTTGGTACTGTCTGTTAGTATATCACAAACAATAGATGCAATACCTTTAGGGATCATTGCATCACTATCATAATAGATGTGTACCTTATCTTCTTTGAATCCTACGTCAACCCATATCTTACTAATACATCCTGGAACAAGTCTATCATCTGTACGTAGTTGTTCAGGAAGTGTTGTAGCATTTCTTGCCAAGTCAACTAGATAGGAAAGTTTTTCCATACCTTCTTCTAAAAAGCCTAGTTCTTCTTTCCATTTATTGATCTTGTCTGCTATCATTTTTATACTCCAAAGTAATGGTTCATTAATCCCATTACAATAATTGTAACTAGAATACCGTTGAGTAATACTAGAGCCCTGTCGTGCCATAGGTATCCAACTATGCCCCAACCCATTGTTCCAAACAATCCAAACCATAAATCAATTTGTGGAAGTGTTCCTGTTGCTCTAGCACTAGTGGCTATTAATATTAGTATAACCGATACCCATTTGATGTACCAACTTATATCATACTTGGGAGTTACTTTTTTATACACCCTACTTGAATTAAGTAGTTTGATCTTGTCGTCTAATTTTTCTTTAATTGGTTCTATTGTCATTCATCTTCTAACGAAAATGTAATTGAAAATCTTGGTCCCATGCTAGTAAAACAATGCGGTGTTTCGTTGTGCAAGTAAAGAACATCTCCTGGTTCTAGTACTCCGTATGCATCTCCTACTTCAACTGCTGTTTTGCCTTGACACTGCCATACAAAACTATTCTGTCCTAGGTCTGTGTGTTTTGAAAATAAACTACTCTTTACACTTAACGCAATATATATTTGGTTGCGTAAAACTTGTCCTACTTGTTTATAGGTTCTAAGTTTGCTTTCAAAAAACGTAAAAGGATTTGGTTTTAGTTGTGTATCTACACTAGGCGAGTTAACAACAAAGCCTCCATTAGGAAGTGCGTTTACTTGTTTGTTGTTTGTCTGTGTAGTTGTGTCTAAGGTTTCTAATGCCCATTGCCAGTCTAGGCACTTTGGAAGCAGGGGTATATGTTCAACCATACAACTCTGCTTGCCAAAGTATTCATCTAGACGATCATAATGAACTATGGGAAGTTTCATTTACTTCTCCGTACCTCAATTACATTGCGTTCTTTTTATCTTGGATTTCTTTACGTCTTGTTTTAGTAAGTTTACCAAGATCGTTTAATGCCGCTCTGGCTCTAGTTGCCGCGGCCTTTACGCCTTTTGTTTCAAATGCTTCTGATTCTGCAATGTACTTTTCTACTGCCGACTTAATTTCATCATGTGTTGCCATGTTGTCTCCTTTGACTATTGTTTAAAGTACTTGTATTTAGGCCCCATAGTGTTTACGGGGCCTAAGATGTGGTTCTACTATTTGACTGAAATGTTTACAGCAGAAGGGCCTTTTGGACCATCCTGTGTATCAAACATCACAATATCGCCTTCATTCAACGATTGTAAGCCTGCGGCTTCTACTGCTGAAATGTGTACGAAAACATCTTTGTTTTCACTTGCGATAAATCCAAAGCCTTTAGCGGCGTTGAACCATTTTACTGTTCCTTGATTACTCATGTTTTTCCTTATTCGTGTTTATATTTGAGGAAGTTTGTATCTAATATTAGGGCGGGAGGTTTGTTAGTTCTACTGCGTCTTGATGTTATTACTGTCTTGTCTCATTAGTACTTAGCCATAAGAAAAGGCCCCGAAGGACCTTTCCTAGTATTCTAAATTTAGAACTTGTATTTGATACTTGCTTTGATACTGTCGTCGTTTTGTGTTACGGCTCCTGTACCCAAGTTTTGGCTTTCTGTCATATGATAGTAAGCACCCATTTCAATTGGACCTTGTGTGTAAACTGCACTTAGGTAGTCTCCATTAGTTCCAATATCATCATTTTCTACTCTGTGATATCCTAGTGTAACTTCATCAGTTAAACCGTACATCGCACCGTAGTCCATTCTGTTTTCTTTGGTGTAAGTTCCTGTGTTCTTGTCGTCCCACATTTCTACACCAAGTACAACTGGAATATCAAAACGATATAGGCTTGTTCCAATAGCATAACCTTGCTGATTGTTGTCACCTGTGATGTCGTCTTTGTCACCAATTTGCATGTATGATACTTCAGCAAGACCCATTAGGTTTGCAGTTACACCAGCATATAACATTTCTGTATTTGCATCGTAACCAATACTTGCACCCACTGGCATGTCTTTGCTCATTGCATGTTTGTCAAAAGCAAATTCATTGTTGTTGTCCCAACCACCAAAAGTTAATACAACTTTTTCGTTGTGATCAATTCTTGAGTTTGATTCTGTGATTACTAGTGGTACACCAATCTTTGATGTTTTAGCAAAACCCAAACGCTGTGCATCAGTTTCACCTAGATATAAACGTGTGTTGCCAATGCCAAGTCCCATTTGTTTTTCAACAACGGTATTGTTTAATGCTGTGTTCAATGAATAGTGTGAATCGAATCTTGCACTACCGCCTGCCCAATCAATTGGTCCTGCTTCTACATCACTTTGTAATCCTGTGATGATTTCTGCACGACTATCGATTCCACTTGTGTAAGTGTCTTCGTCATAGTACATTTCAATTTCACCGTTGATAAACAATCCACTGGGTAAACTTGGTGCACTTTTTTCTAAGTCCGCAACTCTCTGTTCAAGCGTTTTAGACTCGTCGGCTAGTGTTCCTGTTGCGATCGTAAGACCCGCAAGAACGGCCAACATATATGTTAGTTGTTTCATTTTATTATTTTTATCCTTTAATTGTACAATAAAAAAGACTACATAGAAGCAGTCTTCGCATTACTTATGCACTCTTAGAGTGCAATGGTTTTATTTTTGACTATGAATAGTCTTTGAGAGGTCCTCCATACTTTTGTGCCTTTACTTTTCTGCCTCGTAGAACTTTGCCTTTGGGACCTTTTTTACCTGACTGGCGGGCACGTAGTCCTTGAGCCACACATGAACTTTGATCTGATGATCCTAGTTTAACTGTGCTTTGACATTTGCTCCGAGGAGTTTTTCCTCTTTCCTCTATGTCTCTTGTGAACTCTAGTATACGCATGTGTGTATTTATACTATCTGTACTTGTCTGCGGGATTTTTGCCTCTGCTTTCAAATTCTTCTTCTACAAGTTTGAAAGTAAGAGCATTGCGTTCACCTTTGGTTGTCTTGAGTACTACATCTCCACTTGAGGCTACTTCTATTTTTGTAATCTTGGCTCTGCTGTTTCTAAACTTGCCCACCATGATTTCCTGTCCAACTTCTAGATGTATGGACACTTGTTTGGGTGATGTACTCATTGTTTGCTCCTTAGTGAAGTGTGTCGTCCTTGGTAGGTCGTCCTTCAAAATATAGTTCTGTGGTTTGTCCTAGCCTTGCTTCAAAGTATTCTATAACATGCTCTATGCGTTCAGCAGTTAGTAGACTGGTGCTAGTACCTTTGTCGATGAGAATCTCGTATTGTTCTTGAAGAGTGTCTAGTTCTTCTTGGAAAAGTTCTGCAACTGATACTGTTTCATACTCGGCCATAGTAATATTTACCTATGCATCAATGGTTTCTAGAGGATCAAAGTTAGCACTTAACCATTCTAAATCTTTGTCTTCACCATATGCTAATACCCAGTCAACTAGACTTGCTGTAGTAATCTTACCTGTTTGCCATAGATGTATCTGTTGCTGTTTCTTGGCTTTTAAAAATTGTTTGCGTGTTGTAATTGTCATAGTGTTATAATACTTTCTCTGTACCTGAATTGTCAACCATTATCGCACTTGGCCAACGTAGATTATAATATGTGGCTATCTTATCTTCTAGACTGCATTCTACTTCTACTATGTAGTGAGGCTCCATACCGCCATCAGGTTCTATGTTCCATCTAAGACCTTTGAAGTGTTGTCTAAGAAATTGACCACGTTCGCTTGTCTGCATCCAACGACCTATTTGTAGTTTAGCACGTTCCCAATTGGGTTCATCAAATTGATTAATATAGCAAACAGTTAGTTCTTTCATAACACATAGTTAACCGCAAAAACTTTCATCACTCTCTAGTGTGGCAACGTCAACTGGGTCACAGTGTAGTAGCCATGCAGATTCTAGATCCGCAGTGTGTTTGGCCTGCCAACGTACAAAGTCTCCTGCCCATTCATAGTCTATTTTAGAGTACTGTTCACGCATCCATGCTTCACGACTGTCCATGTCACGAACTCTTGCCCAATATGCTTTGATTGCTTTGGCCTGCTCCTGTTGATCCTCAAGCCATTGTGTTTTGTCTGTGTATGCTGTCATTGTTGTTTCTCCTTGAGTAGTAGTTGTTGCCATGCACTTTCAAATCCATCTTCGTGTAGGTATGCTTCATTGTTGTTCCATAGTCTACGAAAGTAACCATCATAACTGGCAACTATGGTTGCGTGTGTTGAGTTGAGATGTCCTTTTTGCATATAGAATATTCTATACTTGTCTTTGACGTTGTTGAATGAACAAGACAACTGAGTCTCCCTTGTTGTTATATAGTGCTACAAGTATTTACACGGGAGCCTATATATGCGAGGTCAAATGGCCCAATAGCACGAAGTGCGGTCAGCAAAAATTTTAAGGCCTAGTAACTGCGATAGCAGTAGCGGTAAGATTGTTACCGTTCAGGATTCGTAAAGCCTTGCCCAGCAAGCCATTACTCAGTGTCCGCAGGAGTCTTTCCTTCGGAAGAGTCTCTCTCGCGGCTTTTGATCCATGTTTTTAATCGATGTATGTACTT